TTATTATTGTTGTTTTGTGTGCATTTTACTATAAACTCAGGATAATAGATTATATTTTTATTATAATCTATATTTTTATAACTTTGAGTATAAACTGTACTCAAATTTTTAGCAATTTGTTTTAAATTATCATATTTTATTATATCAGTATTATTATATTGATATATTTTATTAAATATTCTTTTAAGTTGTATTTTAGTCATTGTTTTCTTCCTCCCTATCCAGCAAGTTTTGCAATTCCTGTTCCACTTGCTGAAATTCTTTTTTCAAGCCTTTGAGTTGCTTTATCTTTATTTTAGCATACTCAAAACTTGTTTTTGTATTATTTTGCTTTAGAGTATACAAGTTACACTCTACATTTAAAATTTGTTGTTTCAGTTGTCTTAATTCAGACAACTTTTTATTTATCATTTTATCACTTCCTTATTTTTTTTAATTTTTTATAAATCACATTTAAAATAATTATTAAATTTTTCGACTGTTTTTCCATAAATTTTTGTTTTTTCTGGCAATAAGTAAATTAATGTATATCCTGAGTTTATAAAATTTACATACTGTCCACGATAAAACTCCCTTTTTATAGTTTTATTTGAGATTTTTTCAATCTCTATATCATTTTCTAATGTTTCTTCTAATAAGTCTAAAAACTTGTTATATTCATCAATATCTAAATTATCTCTGATATATTTTTCATTTTCAATGAAAAATATATCATCAGATAAGTCAATAAACTCCCAGTTTCCTTTTTTCAATTCTGTAACACAATATTTTACCAATTTTTCAATTTTTTTCATCTTTATAGCCTCCATATTTATTTATTATATAAGTCTTTTATTTTAAAGTTAAAAGACTTGAAAAAACTTTTATTTTTTAGTATATAATTAATTTGCAATTGTCAAATAATATATCACTATAAAATATAGCAATAATATTATTATCATTATCATATATTATTTTTTTGTAATCGCTGGATAATGATTGATTATAAAATATTGTTTCACTTTTATAATCTTTAAAATGCTTATTTAATGTTTTTTCTAAATCTTTACTATTTAATTTAATATTTTTCATATTCCACCAACTCCATTTTTTTATATTTTTAACATTTATCTTTAAAGTCTTAAATGTTTTAAAAAGACTTTTATAATGTTTATTTTTTTCTTATATATGTTTGAGTTTCATTATTCCACTCAAATTCTTTTTCTAACATTTTTTCAAATGCTTTTTTATCCATATATGTTATAATATTTCTGTATTTTCCTGTTGTTTTTGAATAATTCCAATCCGCCCCAACTTCTACTAAAATATGATTTTCATATTTCAATATCATACTTTGATACGATTGAAATATTTTGTATTGTTTATCATTTTCCACATAGTAAATCAAAAATTGATTTGTTATGCTTCTTCCATCTTTTTGTAAATTAGTAACATATAAATTTTTCATAATTTTTACCACCTTTATTTTTTTTTATTTACAACTAATTATTTTAATTTGTTAGTTGCTAACAAATTTTATTTTTAATGATTTATTTCATTTCGTATTTCATCTATTTTTTCACACAATTCACGTATATCATCAGTTGTGTAGTGTATACAAAAATCAATATTATTAAAAGCCAAAAAACAATCTGTACTGTCAATAGAACAATATAAATTAAATTCAGAAGATACTTCAATATCTGCTTCATATTTTTCCCAACTATACTCTATCTCATTAAAAATTACTTCATTAAACTCTTTATTTAATAATTCTTTCAATTTATTATATTTCTCTCTTATATTCATTTTTCTCAACCTCCATATATTTTTCTAAAATTTAAAATAATGTTTTTTGTGTAGTTTTTATTTCTGAATAATTTACACTTATTGATAATTCATTTATACTATCATTATCAAATAATGTAACATTTACAACATACTCAATACAAGTTTCTTTAAAATTTTTATTAAATTTATGAAATTTTATAATATAAATATCAATATTTTTTGATGAAGTATTATTAAAACTAACTTCATCATATTCTAATAATTTTAATTGCTCTTTCATTTTTTCATAAATATTTTCTACATTTTTATATTTATAAGTTTCAATATATTTTTTTAATTCAAAAAAATATTTTTTAACTTTATCATCTATTATCATTTTTACACTTCCTTCATCATTTTATTTATTTTTCTTTTAAGTCTAAAATATAAAAGACTTTATGAATTGTTTTTATTTGTTTTTGAATTGCTTCACAAGTGATTGATATGATTAATATGATTTTTTAATCACTTGTTTTATTTAAAAGTAAAATGATATAAATAAAAACTTTTTTATTCAATTTTCAATGTCCTGAAGTGCTTTAGACAAGGTAAAATAACTAATAAGATTTTTGATAAGATTGATAAGAAAATAATCTTATTAATTATTTAATTGTTATTTTTTTTCTAATTTTCCAACCAGCATTTTTTATTTAGATGTGTTTGCAATACTCACACCACACTATTAATATACCATATTTTAAGATAAAAGTCAAATAATTTTTTCTTTTTCTTAAAATAAATTTTTTTATCAATTTTTATAGTCTATTGATAAAAGACTTTTTTAACTACAACTTATTATATTATATATCAAATAAGTTGTCAAATTTTTTTTACTATTTATTTTTAGTTGCTAGTAAAAAACAACTGAAGTTTTAATTTTTTTCTTTAGTGTTGTACTCCCTCAACCTCAATAGTAGTATACCATATATTCAATTAAAATTCAATACCATAAACAATTAAATTTTTATTAAATTTTTAAATATTTTAGAATAATAAAAAACTTGCTATTTTCTAGCAAGTCTTTTTAATTTTTAATAATTTTTACCTAAAATCTTTATTTGAGTTTTATTTAACTCAATTTGTATTCTATTGTTTATTTGAGTTAAATACTTATTTTCTAACAAAAAATTTGTAAATGTGCATACTTTAAAATTATAATTTTTTGCAAGTTTTTCATATATTTTAACTATATTATTAACATCAAATTTTATTTTTTCTAACTCAATATATTCAATGTTATAAATTTCAATTCTACAATAATTTAAGTTTTTTCTTAACTTATTGTATTCACGAACTGTATATAATTTTATTTTGTCGCCATACCCTTTACTTTTTACTAATGTTACTACAATATTTTTCATAGTCTTTACCTCCATATATTTTTATTTTACACAATTACTATATACTATATTTTTATAAATTGCAATACCTTTTAAATTAATTTTCAATTAAATTTAAAATACTATACTTATATTATATGTAATAAAAATAAATTTTGATAGAATGATAGAAAAAAATTCTATTTTTTTTTATTTTATAATTTAATTATATATTATTTTATATCTATTAACATAAATTTTGGTTGTACCCCTATCTTTAAAAATCCTTCACTATGATAAGTTAAACCACAGTAATCGTGAGGATTATTTGTTCTTAATTCTGTATAATCTTCATTAGTTCCAACTAAAACTGCACCTAACTGTTTACTCCAAACATCACTTTCAAAAGTGTCCGATAAATCTGAACTGTCATAAACAAAGGCTAATTTACATCTAGCATATAAATTATCATAAGCATTTACATATCTTTCCTTGTAACATTCAATAAAATTATAGTCAGAAAAATCTGCAAATACATCACAAGCGACTTCCCTATCCTTGCTAGAATATTCGTATTCCAATACTTCCTCAAAATCATACCTTTTATCAGTTGTTTCAGTATTGAAAGCACCTAGCCAACGAACTGGAGCAAGATTTTTAAAACTATTTTGCTTTATTTCATTGTACATATCATTTACATAATTTAATACATCTTTATAATCTTTATTAGTTAGTTCTACAAACTTAAATGTATTCTTTTCTTTATTATAACTTAATAAGAATAGTGTATCATAGAAATTGTAATCATCTAAATTATTTTCATAATCTCTTTTATTAATTATAAATTTTATATAATCTTCATTATCATTATATTCATTAATTAAAATATTTCTAAAATTTTTAAACAATATTTCAACGTTTCTAGTATAATCTAAATCCTTACATAATTCTAAATTTAATAAATTATTACATTTTTTAGATAAAGTAACAATAACAGGCTCTTTCATTATATAAATCATCTTTATTCTATCATACATCATTTTAATCTCACTCCTATTATTTTATTTATATTATTTATTCTACATAAATATTATACTACATTCTTTATTATTTGTCAAATATAATTTTAAATTTTTATCAATTATTTTTAGTTTATTGATATTTTATCAATATAAATTAAAAAGACTATGCTTTATACTTAGTCTTTTTAAATATCTTTCATTCTTATTATAACATTACTACTAATTTTTATTTACGTTTTAATAACTTTAAATATTCTATTTTTTTTTTATTAATTTTCTTTTACTATATTTTTTCCCTTTTTATACCCCCTTTTATATTCTTTTTGTAATATATACTATCTTATTAATATCCTTATAAATTGCAATAGTATAATCAAGATAATTAAAACTGTCTAATTTCATTTCACATATTGAAATTTTATAAGTATTTTCTTTAATATTATCAATGATATTATAACTTGTAAAAAAAAATTCACTATACTCAAAAATTTTTATTCAATTTTTTTTAAATATATTTTAAATTTTTAAAATTTTTCTCTAGTTTTAATGCTTTCAAACATATTTACATATACTCTAATTAAATCCCCTAAACTATTCATTAATACACTTCCTGTTTATAATAATTATCTGTATCTCTATTATAATGATATAATAATACGTTAATATTCAATATTCTGCATACATTTAATACACTAACTAATGCTACTGATAATCCTGTAACATATAATTCCAATTTTCCACTATCGTAGTCCTTTAATTTATTAAATGCTGTATTTTCTAGTTTATATAAATTTAATGGGTCTATTTCATTTTCATAAATATAATCCTTTACTGGAAGTTCGTGTCTACCTTTACATAATCCTAATTTAATATTCATTTTCTTTTATTTTTTTCTCCTTAATATTTATCCTACATAAATATAATATCATATAAGTTTAGTTTTATCAACTATTTTTTTTTGAATTTTTTATCTTATTTATTAAAGATAGTGCATATCTAGGGTAATGCCTTTATTTATTATTTCTACCTTACTATGCGATTAGGTGCATACCCTAGGTAATGCCTTTTTAAATTATAATATTATATTATTAATCCAACTCTCTTTAATACCCCTATAATCTCTTTTGATATAGTTCTATAATTTTCAACTATTCTAAAATATTTATCTATATCAACTCTAACTAATTTTTGTGGGTAAAACTTAACCTTTTTACTCTTAACATCAATACAAAACATTAAGAAAAAGTCATCATAATCATTTCTTTTATAATCTACGTAAATATCTGTATTTGTAACACTTTTTGAAATAACCTTATGATAAATTTCATTCTCAATTACAATTTCATCAGGTAAATCTTTTTCTAATCGTTCCTTTATTTCCTTTACTTTTTTATTTAACATTCTTACTCCTCCTTAAATTTAATTATTTCTTTTAACCATAACATATATTAATAATATAAATAAACTAATTGCTAATGTACTGCTTGTTATTGTTAATGAATTTAAATTACTGTTTAAATGTTCACATTTATTTTTTTGTATCTGTAATTTGTTTATTTGTTTTTTAAATTCCTTATTTTCATTTTCCAATATACTAACATAGTTATCCATCATATTCTCTCCTTTTTTCTTTAACATTATTTCATATTTAATTCTTCTAAACTTTTCCAACCAACATAATCATTACCTAAAATTTTATTACTATTCTCAACAGATAAAACCTTAATATTTTTTAATTTTCTATTTCCAATAAAATTTTCTAGTGGTATGTAATCCCACCATTCACTACCATCATACTCTCCACGTACCAATCTAAATCCTTTACCTTCAATTATTAAATCTTCTGCTATTTTACTAGCACCATAACCATTATCATAATCTGTTTCTTTTGCTAATTTCCTAAATAAATATTTATTAATATAACCCTCTTTTGTACCTACTTTTAATACATCTTTCCATTCTTTTCCATTTATTCTTAGTGTTTCAATAGTTTCTGTCCATAAATTCATATTTAATACCCCCAATATTATATTATATTATTGAGTTTTATTGACTTTAACTCCTGTCATATTTAATTATTCAAAATCATAATCATTAACATTACTAACAATAAAATCTTTTAATTTCTCACTAATACTTCCATAAACTGTAACACTTGAAATAATACCTTTATTATCTTCAATATACTTAAATATACCACTCTCAACACCATTACACATAATATCAAAACCATCTTCAAAATACATAAAATTAATTTTAACACCATTACTGAATAAAAACAATTCATTTCTCATAATTACCAACTCCTTTTATATTTATTAATATTAATTACTAAAGGTGCATTATTAAGGTAATGCCTTATAATACACATTTATTACTTAAAATATATTCCATAAATTATCTTTATTTTCTTTTATAGTTTTATAGATTAAATCTATATCTGTAATTCCAAACACTTTTAACAAATTTAGAGTTTCATATATCTTACTTGTTAATTTCATTTTTTGTGGATAATTTTTAAATTTTTCTACAATATATCTTACATCTTCTGCTTCTTGCAATGTTTCCATTACAATTCCTCTATATAAGTACCCATACTCATCTTTAATAGTTTTTTCCATATTCTATCTCTCCTTTATATTTTAATTTTATTTACAATTTATTATAACATATTTTTGAAATAAAATCAACTACTTTTTTCCTTATTTTTATTATAATTTTTCTTTACTAATTATTTTTAGTTATCAGTAAACAATAACTTTTATTTTGAATTTAATTTTTTTCATCGTGTTGTTCTCTTCAACCTTACAGAATTATTATACTATATATAAGTAAAAAAGTCAACAACTTTTTTCAAAAATTTCAATTATTTTTTTTTTCAATATAATAAAAAAGACTAGATATTAAAGGTATCTAGTCTAAAACTTAATTTTTCAAGGTAGGTTATTCTCCTACATCTTTACACTCCACGTATAACGTTTTACATATATAGTTTCTTCCCACAAAACTAAAATATTAAACCCTTTAAATTTAATATATAATAAGCCTTATCATAAAATTTACTTCAAACTACTCTACTTATCAAGTTTTTATTTTATAATTAATTGTATCATATAAACTATTTATTGTCAAGTAATTTTCTAACTATTCAAATATTTGTTTTATTCTATCATTCATTCTATTTTCAAAATGTTCAAAATGTATTTCTACATTTCTTCTGGCTACTTGATACAATTCAACTTCTTCTTGCCCATATTTTGATAAATCCTCTAAAAGTATTATCATTAACTTTAAAGTAGTATCTAATTCCTCGACTATATACTGCATATAAAGTTTTAACGTGCTTTTATCTATATATTCTTTCATCTGGAAATATGTGGACTGTTTCTTATCCTCAAACTTTACTTCTATTTCATTTCTTATAATATACCAATTCTTATATAAATTATTTCTTTCAATATAGTTTATTATAAGTGTCTGTAAAGTCCATCTAATTTTATTAGTCCTTAATACCAAATATTCTTCAAGCCCTTTACCAATCAACATATTCTTATTTGATTTTTCAAAATACTTCCTTAACTCAATTAACATAAGGGTATTTTCCTTGAGATAAGGTATACCATACCTCCACATACCTATTAAAATACTGAACATAAAAGCAATACTTAAACCGTGATTTTCAGTAAAAATAAATAAATCTTTTGAAAACTGCATAAGATGTAACCTCTCTTTTATCTATTTTTATTCTCTAAATTATTTAATTCCTTAATTTTTCTCTTTGTAATAAATCTTTCAATCCCAACAGCAATTTTATCACTATCTATTAAATAATCTACAAAAGGTTTAACAGGTAAAGGCATAATATTTAATATGCTTAATTCTATAAATGATATAGCTTTAGTTAATTTTTCCCTGTTAGTATTTTGAGATAACTTATCTGCAAATTCTACACCTAAAGGTACTAATTTTTTAATTTTATTGTTCAAGTATAGTTTACTTCCAAAAATTGATATAATTAATATAAAAACAATACTTACTATTGTTACTAATACATCTAATCCCATATAATCCTCCTTTAAATATAATTTATTTAACTAATGAAAAATATTTAGCAATACCATCTGCTATTGCTTTCGCATATTCATTTTTCTTTTCCTTACCTACTTTAAAATCATCATCATTATCTATGAAAAATGGCTCAATTATTACACAAGGTGCATTAGTTTTTCTCAATAAATATGACCCTCTATCTCCATTTTTAACAGGCTTTAATCCCCTGTCTGTCAGTTTTAAAGTTTCCAATACCTTATCTTGAATACATTGTGCCAATTCTTGTCCTTTTTTGCTTGTATTCCAATATAATACTTCTGTTCCGTGTGCATATCCATTATAAGCATTGCAATGCAAACTAATTAATACATCATATCCTATCTTATTTAATAGAAATACATTCTCTACTGAATTATATCCACGATTATAAATATCTACTCTATAATCATATTTATTCAATTCTTTCTTTACCTTGTCTGCTAAGTCCGTATTATAACCTAACTCTGTTTCATTTGTATGTGGATTGACTGCTCCACAATCATTTCCACCGTGTCCTATAATTACACATACATCTTTACTCATTTTATTTCTCCTCTTGTTTATTTAAATTTTTATAGAATTAATAAGAAAAAGGTGCATTACTAAAGTAATGCCTTATTTAATATAATAAATAAATCCTGCTCTAGCCAACAGTTCCCTATCCCCTCTAAAATTATCCCTGTAATTTATATCTGCATAGACATTACTTCTACTATAATCTCTTTTATAGTCAATAATATTGAAATTTAATTTATTATTATTTTCATAGTTTGGATTACTTTTTTGACTTTCTAAAGGAATACCTTTATCCACTAATTTATCAACTATTTTTTCAGTACCTTTTTCAATAACTTTATTTACACCTACAATAGAATTATCCTTTATTTTATCTACTCCATTGTAGGCTTTGCTAAACCCTTATATTTCTCTTTATTTAATTCCCTTTCAATTTCTTTAGCAATCTGTCTACTGTCTATAAGTTTATCTGCTAAACCTCTAAGACTGTTAGGCAGAGCATTTAATACTTTATTCTCAACAGTAATTACTGCTTGATACAGTCTTTCTTCATTAGTTTTTTCTCCCTTTAAAATATCTCCTAATGCAATACCTTCAGGGATAAATTTAAGTATTAATTTATTTACTTTACTATTTAATGTGAACATAAACAGTTTAGCAATACCTTTGGAAATACCTATACCGATAAATCCTAAACTTAAAATACCAAACAATGTTGTAGCATTATCTGTAATTAATTTTAACAACATATTATACCTCCATTAAGTTATCTTTAATAAATTTTTCTTTTCTGTCAACTCTGTTTAACCAGCCTGTCAAAAAATCTTTTTGAGTTGGGTTATATCTTACTATATTATGATAAAACTGTCTTTGTTTTTCGTGATACAATCTTAAAAAGTCATCAACATTAACACTATTCAATGCTTCCAAAGACTGTTTCCCAAATATACCATCTACACTTAAATTATAACCTAACTCATTTAATGTTACCTGTGCTTTCTTAGTACCCCATCTACCACTATTAACATAAAAATCTAATATAGATAGTTTTATTCTGTCATCTTTAATTTCATTTATTCTAGTTTTAGTGTAATATTTATCATAATATATTTCTTTTGCTTTTTCCTGTGTTAAATTTCTCATATTTCCAGTATAGCCACATTCTCTTGCTCTCTCTTTTGTTATACCCCAGTTAGTTTCCCCACCTTTATCGTGTTTGTCATTAGTATATCCACCTTCAACTGACAAAATATACTTAAAATATAAATCAAATATCTTTTCCATAAATTACTCCTTAACTTTCAAAAAATTCAAATACATTTAATTGTTCTAACTGTTCTAAAGTATATCTATTTAAACCTTGTAATACAGTCTGTTCAATTAATTCAACTTGTTCTAACTTATTAAATATTTCTTCACTTATTTTTTTAATTAGTTCACTTCCAACCTCAATAAATATATAAGTATTTTTTGAATTTCTTACTTTCACTTTAAATTTATCTTTATTTAAAACTTTTATAAGATTTACATTATTTAAAAATAATTCTCTATTATTCTTATTATCTACATAAATAACTTTTTCATTACTTCCACTTATTGATACATCAAGTTCTATTTCCTGATTTAAAGCATTTTCCTTAGCAATTTCTAAATTTTCCAAAATATTTTTCTTTAAATATTCCTTTTTAGCATTATTTTTTGTATTCAATAATGTATTATCAAATTCTAACTTATCATTAACATATTTATAGCAATCTAAGTTTGTTAAGTCTACTTTATCTTCATCTACCTCAACAAATTTTTCATACGATATTACATTATCGGAAATACCATCTTTAAAATAATAATTTCTAGGCTTGTCATTAACAATCTCTATTACAACTTTTCTACTCATTCTATATTACTCTCCTTAATTAAAATATTACAATTCTAGTTATATTCATAGAATAATCAATACCATTATAAAATCCCAATATAACTTTATTATAATCATCTACCATTATCCTAAATGACTTATTAATATCATTCTCTACATATTGATTACTTACATATACACTATTTTTTGGCATTAAATATGTATCAATTATACCTCTCAATCCACCATTCCAAGAAGTAAATTTAGTAGAACTTGTATTATATAAGTTATCATCACATACATAAAACATTATACAATTATATTCATACCCACTAACGTAACTTGCATAATTAAATTTTTCTATTCTCTGAACTCCACCACTTGAGTTTCTTAAAATACTCATTTTACCTTCAAATATTGTCTTAACAGGTCTAACTATCATATCATCTACATATAACCTATCTTTACTAAATTTATTAGTACCACTATATGTATTATTTGCATTTGTTTTTGCAAAGTAATAACTGTTATTATTTAATGAATAAGTTAAATTATTTACAGAATTATTTAAACTATTGTATTCATAATTTCTTACATAATTATTACCCAAACTATTTATAGTATTATTTAAACTACTATAATAACTATTTAATGTACTATATTGATTACTTAAACTTACATAATTATTTTTTAATGTATTAACATCATTTACTAACTGTGTGTTTCCACTACTGCTTCCACTACCCTTTAAAGTAGTTATTTCTTGATTAATATTTTGAATTTGAGTTGTAAATTCAGTTTTTGGTAAATAATTAATAAAATTTCCACTTAATTCTGTTATTTTATTTTTATTAGTTTCAATTTTAGTATTTATTTCATTTAATTGTTCATTTGATAAACTTGCTCCACTACTACCACTACCACTTTTAAATTCTACACCATTCAATAATAATTTACCTTTTGATATTAAATTTATATCCTTATCAGAAATACCTATTGAAAAAGTATTATCATTATCTATAAATTTAACATTATTTAATTTATATTCATTAGAATTTAAACTATTACTTTCTAACTCTGTAACAGTTACTTTTTTAAAAGTATTATTATTTGTAAATTCATTATCCTTATTAAGTTTAGCATAGTCATATAACTTAGTGTTCAATATATTTTCTGTTATCTTGTCATTTGTTTTTTCATTAATATTATTATTAATGTTGTTAATTTCTAAACTTAACTTTTCCACTACCTTGTCATTTATTTTAGTATCAATATTTCCTACTAATTCAGTAACTTTAGTATCTACACTATTTTTAATTATATCTTTTGAATTTTCTAAAAACTTTGTTTCAACCTTGTCAATACTAGATTTAATATTTTCTTCAACTTTAGTTTTTAATTCAGTATTCTTAACAAATTCAGTAGTATCTACTACTTCTCTTTGTTCCAATAAATTTATTTTATAAAGTAAGTTAGATATTGAAGATGATAAATTATTTACTGCATTGTTTAAATCATTTGTATTTACAATATTCTTTAATGATAATTTAATATCTTTTAGTGCTTCCTCTAATTCTGTCTCATCTATATACTTGTTTACATCAGTTTCAAGTAATTCTAACTTGTCTTTTACTTTATTTATATTAGTATTAATATTATTTAATTGAATTTCACTAATACTTCCACTATTACTACCCTCAATAACTTCTGTTACTGAATTTAATTGATTTACAATATTAGTAAAATTAATAGTTTTCAATATTCCATTCTCTCTTAAATTCATTTATCCTCCATTACTACTAAACATTTAAATTATACATACTTTCTAAATTATTTATAACTTTATCCATTTCATTTTCAATATCTTCTACACTACTAGAATTATTTATCACATCAAAACCTTTAAACTTATATTCAATATAGATATTTTTAAATGATTTTATATTTAAATTTTTAGGAATTATATTATATAAATAAAAATAAGTCATATAAAAAAAATCATTTTCTCCTGTTTTAATTTTAAAACCTAAACTAAAAGTACCATCTTCATTAGAATTATTTTCATCAATTTTAATATATCTTACACTACATCTTTCAAACATATCAAAAATATTTTTAAAATTTGACCTATAATCTAAACCATCATAACTATAATATCCACCATTTTCAAGATTACTTTCATTATATTTAATTGATTTTTCTTCTCCACTTTCTAAAATCATATCAATTTTAAAACTTAAATCCCATATAAATCTTACAATATATTTACTGCCAAGAAAACTTTCCTTTTTCCTAAATTTATCTATTATATTAAATAATTTATTTAAAAGTGATTGATATTTTAATATACCATCTTTATCATACCCATTATATTTAATTGGTATCATATAAGCATTTATATTACTATATTTTATAACTTTTTTAATAATTTCATTTTTATTATTTCCTTTTAAATAAGTAATTAAATCTGTATTCGGAATAGTAACAATTTCATAAGAATTATTTTCATAAAAATTAGGCATTAATGTTCTTGGAATGTATATCTTTATATCTCCAAATTTCCCCATTATATCAATATTACTACTTGCACCTATTAAATTATTTCCCCCATCATTACTATTACCACCTTTAAACTCCTGTCCATTCAAATATAATTTACCATCACTTGACTGTAAATTTAATTTTCTTTGACTGTTCCCAATATTAATATTGTCATTATCATCGCTAATAACTTGATTAGAATTTATATTATATTGATTAGCATTTAAAGGGAAAGTAAATGTATTCTCTCTATCCTTATATGCAATATTAGATATGTTTGACAAGTTTTGACTTGTTAGAAATTCTGTATCAACTCCATTAACTTGTATTTGTGTAGTTAAAAAATTAAGTTTTTTTGTATTATCTCCTAGAGATATTATATTATTTTCTTCATTAATATATTTATTTTTTGCAATAATATTTTCATTATTTAATGTATTTATAGTTTCCACTAAACTATTCTTTAATAGTTTTATATTATTATTTAGAGTATTAAATGTTTGATTATTTAATATACCTCCCCATTTATTTTCCTGTAATTTTTGTAAATTAGTATTTTCAGATGTACTAGGCAAAACTAAATCTGTATCTACTTTATTTAAGTTTGTTAAATCTATCTTTGACAATATAATTTACCTCCTCTCATATTACATATCTCCTTCTATTGCTAAACATTTAACTGACATAGCATTTTGATATTCGTGTAATTTTATTGGTTGTGTCCATATATTCATATAATGAACTACAACATTTTCATAACCTCTTTTAAATTGTAAATTTCCTACTGGTCTAAACCCAAAAGCACCACTCCAACCTCCAGTATTCACATCTCCACACATTATATTCTGCATATATTGATTATTTCCATTAATTCTATATCTTCCTAATATAGTTCCACCTATAAATACATCAAATCCACAATCCCCTACTAAACCATTATTTTTACTTAAAAATTCCATCATAAATGAAAAAGCATATATAGTACCATTATGAAAATTATTTTCTATTGTTGGATTATATTGATTTCCACTCCATTTAATTAATCCATTATCCCAATAAACATTTTGTGCTGCAACCATATTTGATACAACTTTATACTGATTATCCCCCAAAGGATTAGCATTAAATATATAAGTACCTTTATTTGAGTGGCTACCCCATAAAAAACTGTTTAAAGTTGTAAATATTCTTTCATTGTTCCAAGCAATATTGTATTGCTGTTCCCTTAAATTTAATATTTTACCATCCTGTACTACATATTCTGCTCTCTTTTGATATGTATTAATCTTTAACCACATTCTATGTTACCGTTTGTTGTATATATAACTGTACAACCCCTTCTATATTTCTCCAATTTATATTAAATGCCTTAAAATTACATTTTATAGGTAATGAAGCCCCATTATATATATAAAAATTACTATCAAATGCTATATAATCTATTAATAATGTATTCCCTGTTTGTCCGTTACCACTTGGGTCTACATTATTTATATATAAATCTCCTAATGTATCACTATAAAATTTAACTTGACCATACCACGTATTTGCACGTACATCTGCATTTACGTGAAAAGAAAATCCATAACCTCTTACATTACTATAAAAACCAAGATGTCTTGTTTCTCCTGAATTTAAAAAGATATAATAATTACGACCATCAAAATTTCCATACTCCGTACAAGCCTGCACCCAACCTCTGTAATTATAATTACCTAAATCTTCAACTACTGCACGTAAGCCACCTGTAACAATACCATCTGCCCTAGCACTAGCAACTGCACCAAGTACCATAAAGTTCCCTTCCACTATCGGAAAAAAACTTCGTAAATCTATTTGTTGTCCTGAATAACAGTTTATTATCTTACCTTTTTGTACGTTTGCTATCCTGTTCCAACCCATAAAAATCCTTTCATCTATTAAATATAAATTAAAAAATCTACTTCAAATATACCCCAAAAAGCCTTAAAAGTATAAATAACATCATTTCCCTCTCTCCTTTGATTAGTCAAGGCAAATTGTGCTATACCTGCTGAATTATTATACATTTTACTTATTATAGACCTTATATTACAAAATACATAAGCACCATTTCTACATCTTATATCTACTGTCTGTTCGTGCTGTAATGTCATATTATACATTCTTGTATATGCAAAATACTTTCTAACTGTTACCCAGTAACCGTTAGGGAGACCACTCTTGATATTCAATAGTACCTGCACCTATTATAGTTCTCTTACCATTACCTTCAACTATAATATACCTATTCGCTGTTACTTTACCATTAAATTGTGTATCTGAACTAAATGTTGTATTTCCATCTACTTGAATTTTACTACCCTGTATTCTAACACCTTCATTACTTAAATTTATCTGTGCTACTACTTCATTTTTCTTAACATAATTACTCATATCAATCTTACTTACTTGTAAATTTATTTCATTTTTAACTTGAGTAAATCTAGTTTCAATTTGGTCTTTAAAATCATTAAAATCTTTATTTTTAACCATATCTCCACCAATAGTGCCACCACTAACCATTTCAATACGATTGGCTCTTATTGTCAAACCATAATAGGGGTCATAACTCATATAGCCACCATGAGAGCCATCTCCTATATAAATACTATTGGACTTTAAACCATAATCCTTACTGCTACCTTCTGCAATAAGATATACAATAACATCTCTATCAACTAAATTATCTTCATACTGTGTATTAGCCAACTTTCTTTGAATTACTTGCAGTCTATACTTAGTAGTTCCTTTGTCAACATAACTAAATGGGCTTACATACATATACTCATCTCCTATTCTAACAATAAGATAAGTTTCATATAATGTATTTTTAAATAAACTTTCTGCATAGTTGCTTGAGTGTTCCCCTCTTAACTCTACATCAATCAAAGGGTCATTACTTGTTTCCAAAGTATGAAGTCTAAATTTATCTACTGCAATTATTTTTCCAATAATCTTACCCAATCTCTCATCAAAAAATTCAATCCTGTCTGCATACTGTTTTATATTTGTATTCTCCTGTTGTATTCCACTATGATTAAAAGTAGGGTCTGTCAATGGGTTAAATTTTTCTATCTGTGAAAACTTTAAATCTAATAACTTATAATCCTTATTATACACATTTAATAATGTATATTCTATCTTCCTATTATTATCAAATGTAATTGACTTACCAACAACTAAAAATAGACTGTTTGTATCTATTCCTGTAACTGTTTCATCACTAACTGTAACTAAATCATACAGTTCTAGTTCCAGTCTTTTTAATGTATTTACTGGTATTACATATTTAATACTTTCCACATCAGTTCCCTTATAGGCACTAAATACATAACTTAATAATTTTCTTGTATATTGTTCATTAAATATAGTTTTTTCAATATTAAAAGGTTTCTTCCCATCATACAGTTTAATGCTTTCACTATCACTATGATAAAAATTATTATTCTCTTGTACGATAGGATTAAGTTTTATATAATAATTTTGAATATAAATTAAATCTTTTACACTAATTTTAGCATATTCTATATTTGTAAACAATGGATTATTAAAATGTAACAATGTTTCCCCATTCCAATTACTCACGGCAACACATCTTATTTCAATTCCACCTGCTCTCATCTCCTTGAATTTAAGTTTTTCGTGTGCTGTCGCTTCTGGTAAAGTCCTTACTGGAAATAGTATATCATTAGGCTCTAATAAAATATTAATAGTTTTTTGTGTACTTTTTAATGCAATATCCCCTATTATCTCTCCACTACCTGTTTCAAACGATATTTTAGGTAAATCTTTTAAATATACATTAGGTCTTAAAGTATTTACAAATTTACTTACTATTTCTGTATCATTTTCATTAGGATTAGTTATCTCCAACTTAAATCCACTATTATCAAATGTATCATAAATAGGTAATCCCTTGCTATTTATACCACTTTGACTTAATCTAGTAGCATTTACAAATACATCTAGCCCTCTTTGGCTTTGTTCCCATTCCTTTTCATATAGTAAGTGAGTTCCACCAATCCAAGTTCCTATTATGTTATCAACACCTAAATAGTTTCCTGTATATTCTAAATCTTTCAAGTTCTTAGGGCTTCCAAATTGTAAAGTTAAAGACTTATTAAGATTTATATGTTCTGTTCCATCATCATTCAATACAATAGGACTTACTGGTATTTCAAGGTTATTAGTAATTGCACTTTTATTCTTAGGACTTTGCTTACTTAATGCAAATACAGTTGGTAAATTCCCTTGCACATAATAAAATGTATAATTTCTAGTATTATTAAATCCTAAATCAAATAGCCATTTCCCCTTACCAAATTCTAACAGTCCTGTATCGTTAAGAATTTCTATCGGCATAAAAGTAACTGTATCTCCTTGTATTTCCAAAGGATTGCATATAAACTCTATACCAGTAACATTATCTTTTAACATACAAACACTAGGTGTACCATATACATCAAGGCTTACCTTACTTGCTATATGACTATCCCTAACAACAAATTCTTTAACTAAATAATTTCCACTATCTAATATAACTAAAGGTGTTACAGTTATATTTTTATTATATTTATAGTTTATTCCTTTGTCTAGGTCATAATAAGGAAATTGTCTTGTATATTTTATATTTCCATAATTAAAAATTAACTGGTTATCATCACTAATTGATATATCAGTTAAATTTCTCACATCATCTAATATTATATCACTACGTAACTTATCCCCACCCAACACTTCACTAAATACATACAAGTGTCCTCTAGGTGTAAATATTACTCTTATTCCATTGCTTGACAATAAATCAATTATTTCTTGATATGTTGAATAGTTGCTCATTGCAATATTTTCTATGACTGGATATTCACTTTCATTGATATGCTTAAAATATATTTTTTCTTTCGGTAATTTAAATAATTCACTTAAAAATTCCCTAAGTGTTTTATTCTGCTTAAAACTTTTCTTTACTAAATCTTTATTCCAATAACTTCCTAACTGGTCTACAATGTTAAGTGTTATTTGTCTTTTATCATTTAAGGATTTACTAAAACTAACTTTCTTTAAATATCCTCTAAATGTCAATATAACTTTATCATCATAACCCTCGAATATAAATACTTTAGTCTTATACAATGAATAGTTATATTTTTGAATTGAGTTAGACAACATATTCCATTGCTTTATATTATCCAACAACCTAACATAGCCACTACCAAATGTTACATTAAATGGATTGTTCATTACATCCATTTTACTTGTATATTGATAATTTGTAACTTTCATTGTAAATTCTTCAACTGAATATACTCCATCTCCAATAAGTAAATCAGTCAAAGGTGTTTGGTTGTATGCTCTCTCAACCTCTAATTCAGTCTTTCTGTCTGTTTGATTAGTTTTATATGTTTTAATTTTTACAATTTCAGTACCTACCACGAGTAATTGATTAGGCTCTATATAAGGATAATATCCATCTATAATTAAATTTCCTCGAGGAGTTATATCAACTAAAAATGTATCAATATTTAAAGTTCTATTTTGTTTTATGTTATTTACATAAATTCTAAAACTTTCTGTATTACTTCCATTATACTCCTCTAAACTTTTTATTCCATACGTTTTTAACATAGATATAACCCCCTCTTTTAATAATTTTAATTTTCTAATCTTAATGTATTTAATTTTATTCCATATTCTTTATCTAAAATTTCAATAATAAATTTCTTACCTTTTTCAGTCCATTTTAAATTATGTACTGTTTTATTATCTGAAATTAATGTTGTATCATACTGTGCATAACTTTTATCTTGATATTTTGCCTTAATATACCACTTACCACCTTTTTTATATTGAATATCTAAACTTTCTAAAAGTTTATTCAACTTAATGGCACTTAATCCTAAATCTTTTGCAATCTGTGATACAGTCAATAAACTATCACTTTTTAAAACTTCTTTAGTATATTTTGCTTCTACTTCCAAAGGTTTTACATATTCATCTTCATAATTACTTAATGCTAACATTCTTTCATTTTCTGTATTAGCATTTATTACTTTTAATTGTAATAATTCTTTTCTTGAAAATGTAACTTGTTTTTGTTTCTTATATTCTTCTTCACATTTAATAAAATATAGTCTTGCTTGTTTGCCTTTTTCATTATTTTCTAGCATTGCCAATTCTTTAGCCATTGATAATTTTAATATATGTTCATTTTCTAATGTATATGGATTTCTCGGATTATTGGTTGCTCTTTTTTGAGCCACCAAAACAAAATCAATATTTTCAATAAATCCATATTTTTCAATTTTTCTCTTTATCCAATCCTTATACTTAGTTTTTACTTCCAAAAACTCATATAATTCTCTCCCACTTACAATTTGTTCACTATTCTCATTAATACTAACTTTAATTAAATCTTCCATTTTTCTATTCTCCTTGTGTTATAATTTATTTTATAATGTATCTTTCAACATTACTCCATAAGTATAACATAAGAATTAAAATAAGTCAATACTTAATATTATTTAAAATATTATTTTCAAATTGTAACTGTATACTTACCTGTGTTTCATTCTCATCTTGATAATCCAAACTTTCATTTACACAAGCAACTCTATAATAATTATCTCCTACTTCCGTTTCAATATCTAAAACACCATTCAATATTATATTCTCCAATACTGGAATATCTTTTTTATCTAAAAAAATAACATTAACAGTTATTATTCTATATGTACCATTGTTAAAAGTATATCCTGAACCTGCTAATGTTCTCACTTTATATGAATTATGTATTTTAGTAGTAAAAGATAATTTACCTTCTAATGTTATATTCCTGTTTTCATTTGATATTGTTATTAACATTTTTTACTCCTTATATGTTACATAGTTCATACCAAATATAACCATTCTTGGTTGCCTTAGATATATAAACTATATCCTTATCCCCATTTATTGTATAATCTATCAAGTTTCCATCTTCCATATAACTTCTTGAATAGTCATCATTAGCCTTACAATTATTAATTATTGTAATTTCCCCACTTAATGTATCATATACAATAAATCTAAATCTTACCTGTCTATTTAATATACCTGCTAAAGTTAAATTTCCACCACCATATAATCCGTGTCCATAAAGTCCACTACCATAGTTCCCTGTACTTTCTTCCTCTGCAATATTTCTAATTTTTATATTTATTTCTGTTCTAAAATTTTTACTTTTCTTATGAATTGCTTTGTCATTCTTTACTGAATTAATTTCAAACAATTCATTATTGCCTCTTTTTATGTCATATCCATTCATTATATATGAGAGATTAAAGTAACTTCGTGCAACCTCATCTAAAGGGTCTACCTTATCAAATATCCTATGGTCTATATGTTCAACTATAAATTCTATATCATTTACATTTGTAACCTTTTTAGCCAATAATATCTGTATATTATTTAAATATTGATAATCTAATATATTTCCACCAATACTTATTTTTTTCAATGTCTTGTCAAATATATAATTCTCTAATTTTTTACCATTAAATTTAACTTCCAATATTTCATAATCTGTCAACATATCATTTACATTTTCAAACATATAGGTAATATCTTTCTCTTGACTTAACATATCCAATACTTTATAGTCCTTAAAAACATAAATTTTATTATCTTTGTCAATAGGTATTAATAAATCTAAATCATCTTTCCTATCTTGAATAACATATATTTTATCTTTTTGTTTTAATACAACATTCTTTATTATTGAATTTAATACAATTCTTTTTAAATATATAACATTTTCAAAATCATTCTCATAAATACTTTCAGTAGTATTTACTTTACTTAAATATATTGTATTTAAAGTATTATCAAACTCATTTAATATTTTACTATCTTTATAGTCAATTAAATAAAAGTTTAAATTTCTTGATGTACTTAGAATTAAATCTTTATTTTTCATTATACCCTCCTTAATATATTATATCTTATAAAAGAGTAGTTTTCACTACTCTATAATATAATTTTCTTTTAACAATTTATGAATAAACTCTCTACCTTTTTGCGTCCATTTCATTCTAGTATAGTTCTTGTCATTTTCTTCATCTAATACAGTTATTTCCTTTACTAATCCCATATCCTTATATTTTGAATACAAATGCCATTTCTTACCTTGCTTGAATTGAACACCTAATCCATTCAATATTTTATTTAACCAATTAGCAGTCTTACCAAAATCCTGTGCAATCTCTCTGACTGTCAAAGTTCCATCACTGTCTAACACTTTATCGTGATATTCTTCTTTTATTTCTAATGGCTTTACATATCCCAATTCATATTTTTGTATTGCTTCTGCTTTTTCTAAATCATTATTAGATTTTATAATATTTAATATTAATAAATCCTTTTTAGATATTTCCTTTATAGTTTCTCTCATTTTAAAATATCTATCTACAAACATATCATATATTTCCCAAGCCAAGTCATCATCTAATAATTTTAATAATTTACTATAACCTCTTTCAGACAACACATAAATACTTCCATTTCTACCTCTATATGAATTTATCATTTGTTGTGAAAATCCAAAATCCTTTAATTCGGTATCGTTCAAACCGATACCTAGTAAATCAATAATATCTATGTTATCTTTAAATCTATTTCTATTATTATTTATTAATTCATTAATATGATATATTTTCTTATTATGGATATTAGCAATATCTTTAACTAACATAGATTTCTTATCTTTTCCAAAACCTCCCTCAATACTTGTAAATTCATAATCTCCAACTTTAATAAGTCCATTTGTTTTAATTTCTCTAATCATAACTACTTTCTCCTTTAATTTAGTATATTAAGTGGTAACTTAATACCACCTAATATAATTTACCATATTTTCAATTAAAAGTCAAGTAATTAATGAATAAATCCACTATCTTTTAACATTTGTACTAAAGGTGCAAATAAATTTTGTGCCAATATTTCCTTACTCAATTCATCTGCCACAATAGTTCCTGCATTAATATCTGTTGTAAATGTATAATTATTAGTAACTGACTGACTTGTACCAGTTTCATATTGTATACTTTCATCTACATAGTCAATATCTCTATTAGCAGTAAATAATCTTTGAATAGCACTTAATCTTTCCCTGTCATTTTCAATACCAACAGACAACCCTTTATAACCATTTGCAAGATTTACTATATCACTTATTGAATTAGTATCAGTTGCATTAGTCAATAAACTATTCATTTTAAATATTGAATTAGCATATTTTTGATTGATAAGATTAGTTGTCATACTTTCCCCAAGTTTTTGGAATAAATTGTTACCAAAATTATTTATTGTATCTTCAAGACTTCCACCTAGCATAGTCGACTTAATACTATCTATTGCAGTTGTCAATCCATTGTTCATATCTTTAACAATATCAGTAATGTTACCACCTAAAGCAACCCATCTTTTAGCAAGGTCTATTGTAAAGTTTTCTGTTTCCCTTTGCTGTCTTTTCAATAGTGCCATATTATCAATAAGCCCTTTAATACTTCCACTAACATTGCTAAATTCCCCAGTACGAGTAACTACATTATAGATTTCATCTGCTAACCTATTAAATTCATCAGTTAAAGCCTTAACAGTATTTCTACCACTACCTACATTTTGAATAAAAGCATTTAATGTACCTTGTATAAATTTACTTCCTGTATCAAATACCTTAGTACCATTCATAACATTTTGATATATTTGATTATAATAATCACTCCACATACTTTCATTTACTCTACGATATTCTGTAATATTACCTTTTTCATCTTTAACTTCCTCTGTTTCAATACCATAGTAGTTACCAAACAATCTTTTAGTAGTCTTACCTTCCTTGTCTAAAACAGCCTTAATATTTTCATAAAAATTAATAAGTGCCAATGTATCTACTTTCTGTTGTCCTGTCGGCATAGCCTTAGCAGTTTCCTTTAAGTTATTTATAATATTATCAATTTCATTATCACGGCTACGGTCTATTAATAAGCCATCTCCCTGTAACGTTCCTTGCCCATTAAAGTATTTAATAAACTCACTTGCTGTCAATTCTCTTGAGCCATCACTAAGTCTACGTTGTAAATAAGCATTTAAACCATTATCTATCGGTAAACTCATTATACGTTGTTGTTTTCTGCCACCTCCAGCAAACCTACTGAAAATTGATTGTTCAGGGTTGTTATAGTAATACATATCCCCATAAGTTCCCATAAGGTTTACATTACCTTGCATACCTAAAAGTTTTTGTGCTAAAGTAGTATAAGCAAATTCTAAATCCATTCTGTTGTTAAACTGTCTGCCACCAAACATACTGTCATTTAAGTTATATGATTGAGTAAAGGCTTCAACTGTATCATATTTCTTGCTTCCAAGCAATCCTCCACCTTTTTTCTTTTTCTTACCGACTGTACGAGTTTCATAAGCAGTACCCCCTATAACATCTTTACCTGACAATGCAAACTTAACAGAACGAGAAATAGCGTCATTTACACCAACCTTAGTAGTCCATTTAGCCTGTTCACTCATAGCATTAGCCATTGTCTTTAAATATCTGTTCCTATCTTCTGCCAACCAAGTTAGTTTCTGTTGTGATACAGTCAATGCTTTTTGTTGGTCTGCTTGAATTTTAGCCTGTGTTCCCCCTAAAATACCACCAACTAAACCTAATCCTGCACCAATTATACCACCCATAGCACCACCAATACTAGCACCTTGAGTAGCACCACTTAAAGCACCTTGAATACCAAATCCCATACTACCTGTAAACATACCACCCATAAAAGATGATTGAGATGTATACTCATTATTTATAGTATCTATCTTATTCTGTAATATTTGTTCCTCAATTTTTCTTCGTTCTTCGGTAGTTTCTGCCATTTGTAAATTCATTTCAAGAATTTTACCCTGCATTTCCAATTCTTTTTTCTTATAAGCATATTGTTTTTTCAACATACCATCAAAAGTAATTATTAATGTACTTGCATAAGCAAAGGCTTTTTGATGTTTATTGTAGTAATCTTCTATTTTTTGTATACCTTTTAAATTATTACTTTGATTTTCTTCATTTTGATTTAATACATTATTTTTTAAATCTTCCCTATTTTTTTGAATTAAATCCACATTATAATAATCAATAGCCTTTTTAATTTTTTCATCTGTTAAAGTTTCAACTTTAGGTATATTTTCATTATTTTCTTGATTTTTTTGTAACTGTTCTTCAGTCACTAATCCTGCACTTTGATTATTACTACTATTACTATCACTATTACTATTATTATTATTGCTAGAGTTTTCTTCAATTCCAACTGTATCTTTAACATACTGTCTAACAGCAGGGTCGCCATAATCACTAATTTCAGCACTAGCACTTAAATATTTATCATTAATAGTCAAAATACCTTGTTGCAAAGCATTGTCATATATCATTAATACATCATTAGCATTAGATACTATATTATCTTTATTATTTTGTGTGTGTAAATTATTAAAGTATTCATCATTAAAAAATCCACTATCTCTTAAATTTTTTACACCTGTATTAAATACTCCCTCTTTTGCCCTACCATTAGTTGTATTAACACCATCAATAAAATGTCTAGGATTGTTTGTCAAATAAACATCTTTTATTGCTTTTCTGTCAAAATCCTTAACCTTAACATTATCGCCTAAAATATTCATTTTAGCAGCATAAGCGGGCAATAAATGTGAATAATAGCCATTAGCAAATGAATATGTTTTAGCACCTTGCTTTTTCTGATATTCTACATTTTCAATCATTCTATAAAGCATTACTAAAGCATTTTGTTTAGGGTCAGACCAACCTTTAGAAAAATCTTTACTTATATCTACTCCAAAAAATTTAGATATTTCTTCTGCTTTTTTAGGTGTCCAATAATCTTTCCCTATTTGATATAATCCTTTATAACTACTTTCTACCCATCTTTTTCTCTTTTTATCATAATATCTATCTACTAAATTCTTATCAAAGCCACTTTCACTATTTGCCTCTGCAATTAACCATTCAACTGGAATACCTGTCTTATTTGCTAGATATTGAAAAAATGCTTCATTACCTTTTAATGTTTTATTATTTTTAAATTCAGGCATATCACTAGCATTAAATGACTTAGTATTAATAGAATTAATATCTACTGGAGTTCTTATTGCTTTCTCTCCAGTTAATTTTAAATTATTATTATTATTAATATTATTATTATTACTACTATTACTATTATTAACTGTACTTTTTTCTATAATTGGTTCAGGTCTGTTAGTATTATATTTTAGTTCAAAATCTTTTCTTTCTTTATCTAAGACTTCTTGATATTTATTATTAATATTATTAATATCAATATTTTTATAACCATCTAAATATACTTTCTTATTTTTTTCAGGGTCTACATAAAATACACTATAACCTTTATTTGTATGTACAGTATTTTTACCTGTTAAAGTAGTTTCTTGGTCATATCCATAAATTCTAAATAATTTTCCATCAAGATAGGCTTCCTTTGTATTTTCTATGCTGTCTTTTAATTCAAATCTATTCAAACTTTGACTAGGGGCAATATTAACAGGTTTCTGTGTTGTTGTATCTAAAACACCTTTACTTGCAACCCTATAAGAAGTATTTTTATTTTTATTCTTATCTTTATCTATCCAATCTTTAAGTGTATCTATTAATTCAGTAGTATATTTATAATGGTCATTCCAGTTATTATCCTCAATATTTTTAGTAGTAGAATTTATATTCTGTTTTGAATAGAAATCATTTGTTTCATCAATACCTTTATCATAACTAATAGTAATTGATTTACCATCATTAATTTTTTTCATAGTATTTAAATCAAATATAGGTTTTAACTCTGTATTAGTAACTTTACCTTTAACTTTACCTACTCCATAAAGTTTAGATGTTAAATCATTAAATTTTTTAATCTCTCCAATATTGACATCTTTTTTAACATATTCTCTATCTTTTGATGTATTAAGTATTTCATATTCTTTATTTGTTTCTAAATCTTTATAAATAACAACTGAATAATCTTGATTATATTTTTCTTTTTTCCCTTTTTTATTCTTTTTTGTTACTTTTCTTGATTTATTTATTAATTCAGATGTACCTACTTCTTTCCCATCTACATAAAAATGACCAAAATTATCTTTCCCTTCAAAACCTTCAATTTTTTTAGTATCATCTACTTCATTTTGACTAACTATCTCATAAATTATCTTATTATCCCCATCATATTTATAATTTCTTTTATCTTTTGATATAGGATTTTGCATTGATTTCATTACTTCAAATAAATATTTAACATTTTGTAAATTTTCATCGTTATGTTCATCATTATACTGTTTTATAGCATTAATTTTATCTTTTAAACCTATTAAAGATTTTTCTGTTAAATTTTTATATTTAATATTAGCACTATCAACATCTTTAATAATTTCTATATAGTGAGAATTATTAGTAGAATATTCAGGAGTATTTAATGAAGATATTCCCTCTACGTGTACTATATCTTTAATATTATCTCTACCTATAACATCTATTGAACTATTATTTTTTTGTAGTAATTTATTTTCTAAGATTTTAACAGCATTATTATAATCGCCATTAGTATTTTCGGTCATTTCAATTTTATCATTAACATAATTCTTAAACCATACTTTACTTTTACTGCTGTCTGTATGTAGAGTATAAAAATCAACTATCCCATTTTCATTTAAAGCAGGGTAGTAATCCCCATCATCAAATCTAATTTTATTAAGTTCGCCTTTTAAAATACTTTCAACAAACATTTTACTATTTCTAGGTATAGATACATTTGATATATCCCCTTTTTCTGTAACTATTATATTATCTTGATTTTCATTATTCAAATCAAAATTTTTAGTTTCATTTAAATATTTTGTCCTGTAATCATAATTACCTAAGTCTACCCTATCTCTATTATTATAATTAGATAATATAGTCATTTTATTATTATAGTTAGGTTTTTCTATATTTGTATCATCATCACTAAACTTATCCTTTAACCACTTATTATTAAATTTATCTCCTACCCATTTACCTATTTTCTTGTAATCTTCAGACAATAAACTAAATAAATAATTTAAATTTTCCTTATAATTAAATCCCTTCCATTCTGTATCTGTACCAAATAATATATTAGATAACATATCTATTGATTGATTTTGAAAATATTTAAATGTTTCAAGAAAAGATGAATTTGTATCTTTTATATTATTAAACAATTTTTGAATTACCTGTAAAAATTCATCTAAATTTACAAATTGATTTTCAAACTTATCTAAAAAATTCATAAATACTTGTTTTTCATTATCATTAAGTTCTGTATCATAAGCAACTTTCTCTCTAGTTTGTTTCATACTAGCATTATCAAATAAATTTAAATCTTTATATTTTGCTAAATAAGGATTTTCTTCTAAAAAACTGTTAAATATTTCTTTAGCATTTATATTTTGTTGCTTTAAATAAGTTATTACACCATCTGCAAGGCTACTTACTTGTTTTAAATTATTTAAATTAATTTTTTCAAAATACTCTTTATTATACCCTGCAACTTCAAGACCACTACGTACCTTAAAATTACTTAATAACATTGTCTTTATTTGTTGCTGTGTATCTTCCAATGCTTTTCTACTGTTTTCTATTTTTAATGCAGTCATTTGTTTTCTACCATAAACACTTTCAATATCAATACCTTTGGATAATAGATTAAGTTCTTTTATAGTAGTTTCAAGATTTCTAACATTTTCAAGATTAAACATCTTATCGCTCATCTCTTTTAAACCGTTAGACAAATCTTCTATTGACTTATTAAATAATTTAAAATTATCTATCTCAAGTTTTCTTAACTCATTATTTTTTTCAATCTGTTCTATTAATTGTTTTTGTATTGATAATTCATTATCAAAGTTTTGAGATTTATGAAATAACTCTTCATTTTTATTTGCATTTTTAATTAAAGATGTATGAATTTCTTCCAATATAGAATTTTTTTCTTCCTCACTAAGATTAGCAAAAGCAAATTTATTTAATTTCATTGATTTAAATTGTTCCTCTGCCAACTTAAACATTCTATCTTGACTTTTCTTATATTCATTCATTAATCTACTACTATCTTTTAAAAAGTCATATCTTTTTTCCTGTGTATCTAAATCAATCCCATTATATTTTTCAAAATAGTTTAACATATCAATAACTTTTGAATTAATATGTATATCTTTTACAGTAGTATTCACAATATTTTTAATTCTTGCATTATTCGATAGTATAGTATTAGTAAATTCAGTAACACTATCAACTAATTTATTTCCATTTAAAAAATTATAATTTCTTTCCCAGTCATTATTTAAATTACTTACTTTAACATTCATTTCTTCAAAACCGTAATTTAAATCTTTAACATCCTCATCAAATTGACTTAACACTTTTTCAAAACTATCTTTTGCAACTTCAAGGTCATTTACTATTTTATTTTCAATACTTTTCTCTAAATCTTTTGTAACACTTAAATCTTGGTCGCTATGTTCATCATAATAAGCATTTGTAACATTTCTATAATTTTTCAATGCTTCATAGTAATTATTTGAATTTTTAAAAATTTCTTCAAATTTTTCTGCAAGAAAAGTAGCACCTTTTTCATCTGCTTCACTTCTTATCATTTCTTTTTGAAATTCGTGATTAGTAATTTCTTGTAATAAATTATCAACACCTTTACTAAAATTAGGTATATATTCTTTAGGTAAATTAATACTTGAAGATAAATAATTACCACCCATATTGCCTGACCTACCATCTTTTACAAAACCTTTTCCATATACAGAAACGTGTAAATGGTCGCCACTTTTATGTGCAGATGTTCCATTAGCCTCATCTAAAACAAATGAAATATACCCTCTTTTATCTAGTTCTTTTGATAACATTATTGCTCTACGTTTATATTCTTCCTTGCTAATACCACTTTTACCATTAGTTCCATTTTGTGCAATATCAAATGCCATTCCTACATAATGGTCGGAAGTTTTGGCGTGTGTTCCTCCAGTAGTTGAACTTACATACATATTAGGAAACATACTTTGGGCTAACTTCATAACATTATAAGCACTTTGTGTCATACCATTTTGTGTTTTTCTTTTGTCTGTCGCTATTCTCTGTGCTCTCTGCCCATTATATGTAATACCACCAGTATAGTAACTATGCCCTGTATGGTAAACACCTCTTTGTTGTGATGATATATTTTTATCATTATCATTGTATTTAATTAATGTAGGATTAACTTTTTGTGCCTGTATTGGTGTAATTAATGATGTACTTGTACCCCCATTTTTTCCATTATAACTGCTGTTCATTGCATAGTTATATCTTTGATTAGTTGCACTATTAAGACCACTAAGACTGGCAGTTCCACCTCTCAATGCTCCTGAAAATGTATTGCTTTGGTGTTTCAACTCATAATCTCTCATAAGATTTAATACAGTTCTCCAGTCTGATACATTCTTTAAAGCACCTTTTTTAACATAATTTCCTGTCAATCCCTTGTTACCTGCTTGAATTATATAATCTGCTAAATATACACCAACTCTCTTTATACCTTCATTATCTTTTATACCTGTGTATTTTTTAACAAAACTATCCATATCTCCTACTACACTTCTTGTAAAACTGTTTCTCCATTTTACTTGTGCATTTATAAATGATTGACCATACTTTTCTGCTACCATACCCCAATTACTTGCATTACTATTAGCAGATAATTCAGGAAACTGTCCTTTAAACATATTATAAAAATTTCTATAACTACCTGACCTAGTATTTATACCAAAAATACCAAAACTTAATGAGCCTGCTGTATCTTTAGATACACTTTTACTTGCTTCAATACTTAACCCCTTACCTGTTTCTCTCTTAGCAGTTAAAGGTACTGTACTTCCATAAATATCATCAGATATAACACCTGTTTCCCCAACACTATCACTACTCATAGACATACTATTCATAGTTTCCATCATACTGTTCATAGCATTTATTAAATTTGTACTAATAGTATTTGCACTATCTACAATAGTTTTATTTGTAGAATTTGTATTTGTTTTAGCAACATTTTCACTCTTACGAGAATTAATTGAATTTGTACCTTCCAATCTACGAATAGCATTAATCTGTCTTTGTGCATTTTCTTTGGCAATGGCTATCTGTTTACGTGCATAATCTAACTGGTCTTTCATCTTTAAGTTATTATTTTCAAGTTTCAAGTTAGTTAATTTCTGTAAATCGTTCATACGATATAAATTACTATCTCCACTTGACATTCTTCTAAGTGTACCTATATTATCTTGTTCTGCTTTATTCTTTAGTATTTCTCCACTTTCGTGATATTCAGTTTTTAATTTCTGTTCATTTAACCAATATTTAACAATATCAATATGTATTTGTTTTTCTTGTTGTGCTAATTGAATTTCCTGTTGCTGTATATTCATTCTTTCAGAAATAATAGAGGAATAAACTGTCGCCTGATTTTGCAAAGTTTCAATATTAACCCCATCTTTCTCACTAATATTATTCTTTCTATAACTTTTTATTCTATCCATTAATTTAACATAGTCATTCATATTAACTTTAGAATAATCATTTTTTCCTGTGATTTTTTGTAACATAGCACCATCTTTATCCTCAATATAAGCACTATTAACTTGGTTATTTAAATTCATTTTACCAATTTTATTGAACAGATTTCTGCTTGCATTAAGATTATCATAAGCAACTTTCATTTGGCTACCTTGATTACCAAATGAAGTACCAATCATATTTCTATATACTGACTGTGCTTTTGCAATTTCTGCACTCATAGATAACAGTTCATCATACTTTTTAGCAGTAAAATTAGAAAAATGTAATACTTTCTTAGCCATCTCTTTTGACTGGTCTAAAAACTTGACATCTTGATTTAACCAATTTAATTTAGCCTCTAATTGCTGTTGTTCCTGTAAATTTCCCTGTTTCTTTGCTTCCTCTATATTTTTTTGAGTGTCCTGTATTTCCTTATCTAACCCTGCCTTTTTAGTATAATAGGCAAACATATTAGCCTGATATTCCCTAACACCTTCTATATTGTTCATTGACATTTCCATAGGTACTGAATTAATATCATTATTATAGGCAATATTATATTTATTCAACTCTTTTTGTGTTAATGTTATTAGATTACCTTTTTCATCTTTCTCCTCATTAAGTATATTACCATAAGCAATGCTAGGTAAACCAGTCTTATCATACATTGCAACCATTTTATTTTTTAAGTTTTCAAGGGTAGCCTTAGACTGTTCCAAACTTTCCTTATTTCTCTCAAGTTGTTTATAGAATAAATCATCTGCTTCCTTAATAGTATTTAATTGGTATTTACTATACTGTGTCAATAAAGATAAAGTTTCAGGCTCAATCTTACCACTAGCAATTAAATCATTAAATATTTTAATGTTGTCCTGTAAATCCTTGCCACCTAAACTGTTTAATAACTTATAAAAACTTTCTGTATCTGTAACATCTTTACCATTTAATGCTTCTGCACTTTTCTTACCAAATACATTGCTTACAAGTTCATTTGAAATTCTTAAATTACTTACCATATATTTTTGTTTATCTTCATCAGATACAGATTTTTCATCTAACCCTTTATTTTTTAATTCCTTTTTAAACTTTGCATAGACATCATCATATAAATTATTAATTGCTTTATCGGTAGATTTAACGTAATTATTATTATACATTTTTTTGTATCTATTTAACTCATCGTGTCTTTTACTTTCACTTAGTTTACTAATTCTATCTTCATTTTTTTTATCTATTACAGAAATATTATTAAATTTTTCTCCCCTATATTTTACCCTGTAATTCCTATCATACTCATCATTCCATTCCCCTATTGAAAATCTTGATGTATTACCATAAGTAAAATAATTTTTTGTAGCCCCACTAGCCTTATAATTACTAATACCTAATCTACCTTGTGTACTATAATCATCAGATTTTATTAAACTATTTTTTGTTTTCTCTTTCCAAATTTCATCTCTAATAGTTTGAATATTCTTAAATGGATTATTTTTTATTGCATTAATTGTATCAATACTGGATTTTAATTCCTCATTTGTTTCAATCATTTTTTTAACATTTCTTATATATCCATTTTCTTCTTCATCTTGATAATTTTCAGGCTTAAATATCTCATTAATATTTTTTTCAATATTTTCAATATCCTTACCTATTTTAGATGTATTAACAATATCTTTATCTAAGTTATCTGCTTCATTTTTTAACTTCTGTGATTTTTCATATAATCCAATAACTGTATTAATAGCCATATTAATAGCAGTCAACATTAAAAATGGTTTAGCCAAAGCCCACAATGAAGCACCTAACTCCTTAGCACTTATACTTAATATAGAAAAACTTTCAATACCTTCTTTTCTCAATTTACCCAAATCAGATACATTTTCCTTTATCTTATTGGATAAATCATAAACATTAGCAGTAGCACCCTTAACTTGATTAGCAAAACCACTCATACCACTACCGTTTACAATTCTTTCGAGGTCTTGGTTTTTCATAAGTTCCACTTGACTTAATATTTCTTTTCTTCTATTTTTCTTTAAAGATTTATCATTTTTAATTCTTTCCATAGACAAGTCATAAGCACTTTCAATTTTCTGATAAGCCTTGCCTTGTGTAAAATCACTTACATTCTTAAACATAAACTGCTGTGCCATTGACTGTGGAACACTTTGAGAAAATGATGATAAGAATACATTATTACTTGACTGCCCTTTAACTGCTAAATCAGTTAATTTATCTGCTACTCCAATACCTGCACCTAATACACCACCAAATATACCCCTGCTAAATGTATTTGTACTTATTGACTTTAAATTCTTGAATATTCTTTCAACCTTTATTGCCCAATTTTCAATAGCCTTACCAAAGTTCTTAGATACATTAATACCAGTAGTTATATTATCTATAAATTTCTTTGTATCTCCATTCACTTCAGTAAACAATGTACTAATAGCACTTGCATGTCTTTCTGTAAATATCTTTTTAATAGTGGCATAAGACAAGTTACCTTGCTTTTGCATTTTAGATAGTCCCTCAATAACCTTATCTACTTCTCCACTAAGCACCATATCAGTCATTTCTTCAACAGAGCCAAAACCAACCTTTTCTCTTTCCTCTTTAGTCATTTTCTTAAAGTCATTTTCAAGCATAGCCTTACCTTTACCATCAACTGACATAAGTTTCGAGAATAAAGTTCTTAAAACAATACCACTTTGCTCCCCTGTCTTACCTTGTTGTTTTAAAGTAGATAATAAAGATAGTTCCAAGTTAGATACATCCATAGTATATTGTTCTACACTTCTGCCTTGTATACCTTTTTCCTCTGCACTATTAATCAAAGCGTTCATAGCCGTATTAGTCTGCCTACCTGCATTATTTACATCTTGTAAATCTAATGCTGTATTATCCAATGCACTTTGCAACCTGTTAGCAAACTCATTTAAGTTCTTGTCAGTAGCACTGATACCTAATGCAGTAAATCTTTGGTTAAGTATATTAGTTGCAGTAGTTAAATCCTCAAACGAGGCAACGGCAACCTTACCAGCAGTCTTAACCAAGTTCATAGACTGTTCATAAGTCTTACCTGTCTTGATAACTTCCCTTACACCTTCTGCAAACTCATTAATATCTGCACCTACCAAATTACTTTCCCTAATAATTCTGTTCTTTGAAGCATTTTGACTTGCCTGATTTCCTAAATTACCTACAATACCTAATGCTCCCATATTTCTTTCAAAATCCTTAGAAGTTATGAAATTGGATATAGTTCCTAAATATCTGAAAGCCTCTATACCTGCAACCATTGTACTAGAATTTTGTTGTATAGTATTCTGCAAAGACAATCCATTTTCTTTAATATTTTGTCCTTTTATTTTATTGTCATTTATTTGATTAATATATCTATTTAATTTATCTTCTGTACTTTTAAATGGTTGCCCATCACTAAAATTTTGAAAATGTTTAGAATTAATTATGTTATAAATTCTTCTATTATCTTCAAGTAATTTTTCAAGCTGTCTACCTGTCATTGTATCAGTATTAGAACTACGATTTATCCCCTTTGTCTTTAATTCTACTTCTAATCTTTTTAAATCATATATCTTTTTATTGTTTTCAGTTTCATATAATTTTTCATTATATCCCTTCCTAAATACAGAACTACTTTTAAATATATTAGAACTAAATCCAGCATTTTTAATTAATTGTGATATTTCTTCATACTTCTTATCTAAACTTTCTTTATCTTTATATTTGCTATTTTTAAGCATTTCAGTAGCATTTTTTTCTACCATTTTCTTTAATAAATCTCTATCTAATATATCAACTACATCTTTAGATATACCTTTTACAATCTTTGAAAAACCATCTTCAAATTGTTTTGTAGTCATTTTGGATACTTTATCTAATTCTAATTTCTTATCCTTATAAGTTTTTTCTTGATTATGATAATATTTTCTAAGTTCATCATTAGCAAATTTTCTAAATAGATTATCATTAGAGTTATCATTACCTTTACTACCTTTACCACTATTTCCTTTACCATATTTTTCATTGTTAAAACTTTGTTTTTTACTTGTACTATTTATTTCAGTTAATAATTTTTCAATATTTAATAATGTTTGTGATAGACTAAAAGTTTCACTTTTATAAGGATTTTTACCACTTGATGTAGCAGTACCTTTATCCTTACTTTGATTATCTTCATTTAATAAACTTTTTATATCTTTTAACTCTGCTTTTAAATCTTGAAAATTTTTAAGTGCATTGGTAAACATATCCACATTAGATACTTCATTAATATTAGTTATACTTTTTTCCAGTATATTTACTTTTTCTATTAAATTATCTACACTTGAAGTTTCCCCAAAACCTAAATTAATCCCTAAATCCAAATTTTCCATATAATAATTCCTCTCAATTTTTTTAAAATAAAAATGTTCTAGCCATTACTGGCAACATCATTTTCATTCTGTTACTGTTTAGCATAGTTTCCTTATGTTCAAATGAAATTCTAAGTTTTACTTCCCTGTAAGAATATTCATTGAAAGCCTTTCCAATATTTTCATCAAAAATAGGTACATTACTATTAATTATACTTGTCTTTAGCATAACAGTAAAATAATCATTAAAACTTATACTCTTATCATCTTCAAAGTCCATTATACTTTCAATAACTTCATTAAATTCTTCAATCATCTTGTACTGTGTTTCTCTGATAGTATTATAAATTTCCATAAGTTCTTGCTGTAAATCTTTATCAACAAGCATTTTTTCAAGTATAAATACTTTTAAATTATATATAATCTCATTCTTTAATTCCTCCACTTCTTTATCTATTTTATACCTATTTTGGATATAATCCTTAGTATATTTCAACTCAATTTCTTTTACTTTTTCCTTATAATAATCATCATCTAGTATATCAAAGGCTTCCCATTCAATATATTTAAAAAAATTATCAACTAATATCTTGCAACCTTCCTCAAATAATAATGATGAAATTATAGGCACTTCATCTCCCCTAATCTTTAAATCATTTCTGACATCTCTATATTTAATATCTTTCAATCTAATTAATAAAGGTATTTCTTCCCCTATTAAAGAAAAAGATATAACCATTCTATAATTTATATCTAGCAAGGTTATATCTTTCAACTCATTCTTTTTCAGTTTTAATAGAGAATTATCAACCTTATCTTTTTGTTGGTCTGTTCTCATACTTCTTTTCCTTTATTCTTTTTCTTCTACCTTTTCGGCTTCTACAATATCTAATTCCTTATTTTTATTTTCTTCCTTATCAATAGCGACATTTTCAACTATATCCTCTTTTAGTTCCTTTTCTTTCATTTCCTTTAATAACTTGTCGCCTTTTCTAACTTCAATCCATTTCTGAATATCACTTTCTTCAGTAACACCTAAATTCTGTGCTTCCAGTCTATATTTTTCTTCTTCTACTGTTCTGCCATACTTCAATGCTCTTATATATATTAAAAATTCATTAATAACATCATAAGATAGTAAATTTGCCTCAAACAATATTTCAGTAACTTTATAGTAATCCCCTTTTTCTATTTTCTTGCCATCATACTTTTCCTTAATAATATCATTAAAAGTATTGTTAATTAAATCTAAAAATGTTTCTCCAGTCTTTTCATCTACAACATAATCTAAATCTAAATGTGCCACTACTGTAATACCTTCAAGCATTGTTTCCCTGTCATTTTTAGCAACCTGTAACTCATTTTCATCATAGATTTTAACATAAGAAATATCTTTATTCGAGTGTCCTTCACTATTCATAATAACATCCCTATATTCAGGCTTTATATTCGATAATTTTTGTAAATTAGTAACAATTAACTTATCATCAATTAATTTTGTCTTATACTTATAATCTGATAAGTTTAAAATATATTTATATTCCCTGTCATTTTTTAATTTAATTGGATAGTCAACTTTTCCATTTAAGTAATCTATTGTAATTGTTCCTGTCTTAACTTGATTTTTTAATCCACTTAAATTCAGTTTTAGTTTTCTTGCCATATCTTTATTTCTCCCTATTTATACATATTTTTTATTTACAAGGGTATAGATAATATCCATACCCTCTTTATTTAACTTATTATAAATTTTCACTATTATATCTTTTGAAATCCCCAGTTAAGTCATCAAAATCATTAACTTTCAATGCAAACACTTCTTTAGCATTAGCACTTGTAGTAGCAATTTCAGGGTCATAGTTCCATCTAGTTAAAAATGCTTCAGGAACGGCACAATCATATTTACCTACAACATAAAACTCTGGCGACTTTTTAACTACACCAGTACCTGCTTGACATAGTCCTGTTACTGCACCTGCCGTAGCACCTGTATCTCCTTTTTGTAAATAGAATACTGTACCTACCTCTAATGGAGTTGTACTTGTCTTGTCTGCTTGATTTACAATATACATTACTTTACCAGTAACATCATCATAAGCCAACCAAGTTTCGTTTGCCTGTGCTTCACTAGGTACTGCACTAAGCCCAGTCTTAGCAACTACACCATCAACTTTAATAAATCTTCCACTAACTTTCTTACCACCTGCAATTAAAAAGTCATCTGCTTCAATTACATCTGCTTTAATTGACATTTGAGTAGCAACTTTAATAACATCTCCACTCATATCTGTATTAATTTGAGAGAATGACACTAATGGATATCTCATTATTCTTGTTTCCCCTGTACCTGCACCAATGTAAACTTCTAAACTCATACCAATGCTTGATACGTTGAATGTTGATAACAATGGATTTTGCATTGTCTTAGCATTTCCTTTATCATCAAAAGCCGTACCCTCTTTTACAAAAGCATTTTCAAAGTAATACAAGTTTTTCCAATGATTGTTAGTATTCTTACCTAACATTTTGGCTTCTAAGTTTATATTTCCTGCATTACCTAATACTCTGTATGTTTTACCATTTGACTTGAATACTGCACCTTGTAAAATTGCAATCAAGGTATCTCTACTTGCTCTCTCATCAATATCTTGTTTACCAGATTTAACATAAATAAAATCTTCTTGGAATGAAAATGGTATTGATACATCTTCAAATTGTTCCTGTCCTGATGTTTGCCCTATGAAATCCCCCTGCATATTGAATTGATTATTGTATTGGTATTTTCTGCTAAATAAAGGGTCAGTAGGTAAATTTGACAAAGGCTCTATTGTCTTATTTTCAACAGAAAACAACTCAATTTTTTTACTTACTAATTCCATTGCTAAGAATGTTAATCTAACTCTAGCATTACCGTTATTTACTAATTTTGCCATCTATTTTATTCTCCTTAAATTCTTATTTTGTTATTATAGAAATGTGAAAATCTAAGAATTATATAACCTACTCTATCATTTTCAGTCTTTACACTGCTTCTATATCTAGGCTTGTCAACCGTAAATATGTCTAAATTCTTATTATTATATTCAATGTTAAAACTTTGTTCACTAAATAACCTTATCAATTCATTATAGAAAAAATTAAATTCTTCCTTAGTATTTGAATAGTCATTACTTCCAACAAAAATATTGACATCATAATAAGTATTATTATGTGTACTTGAAATAGTTTCAGTTTCAACTCTAACATTATCCACATCTACAATTATATATATTTTATTCTCTTGTTTATCAACATTGCTTGTAACTATATCTCCCAAAGCAATTAAATATAAGTCATCAACATTATCAAAACTTAATTTATTATTTCCAATAACATTGACATCAATTTCATTATTATAATTTATGAATATTTTTTTATTATTGAGTGGGTACTGTAAATTATTCACATTTGAAATTGTTACAATATTATTTTCAATATCAATATTACTAATATTATAAATTTCAGTATTTGAATTTGCTGGTATATTATATTTATTGTCTTGGATAACATATTTATCTTTAAAGTTTTCAAAACAAGTTTCATTAATTAATTCATCTAATTTATTTTTAATATGTAATTCTATTAACTCTTTAAATTGTATATCATTCATTATTTACCTGTTTCTACATACTCTTTTATTCTTTTAGTATAGTCTTTCAATACTAAAGTTATGGCTTCTAATTTACTGTTTTTTCCACCTTTGAGTACGTACTGTATTTCACTTAATAATTTATCTACATAAAATTCAACATAATCATTTCCCAGAATACCTTTATATTGACTTTTTCTTTCCAATAATTTTAAATTTATACTTTTTGAGTAATTACCTGCCCTAGCGATATTACTGTTTTCACTTTTCCAAACTTCATCTCTGCTTGATATGTTAATACCAAAACTGCCATAAGTAACATTAATAAAATCATCTTCTTTTAAATTCTTTGAAAATACATACCCTTTCCATATTTCATAGTTAGGAACAGGTATTATTTTTGTCAATACATTGCTAATTCTATTAATTGCCTGTACCCAAAGTTTTCTAGTATGTCCTGTATCAATATTAGTTTCAAGTGCCATAAAATATAAAATTATTGCATATAAACTATTTATTTCTTTTTCTGCTATTTTATAACAGAACTCACTATCCTTTACATTTAATAATCTCTGTTTTAAATCCTTTAAAGTCATTATCCTATAAATTCCCCCTTTAATTAAATTAATCATAAATTTAATAGGTTTCCGACTGTTTTAGGTTATGTTTTAAACTTAGTTATTTCCATAATCAAGAAATCTCTGCTCTGATTATTTATTTCAAAACTATTTACATTATATCTCAACCCATCTAATATAACTGTCTTTATTAAACTGTAATTAAGTTTATTAGTTTTAGTTTTAATATCAACCAAATTTTCTAACTCACTAACCTTAAATTTAATTATTGTTTTATTAACATCACTTATATCATTAGATGTCAATATGTTCTTATCATTATATTTTGATAATAGACAATGTGCTATAAATTGATTTTTATTGCTGTCTTCCAATACACATTTTATTTTAGTCTGAAATTTATCAAATATTAAATTCTGTCCATAAGTATGTAGTTTCTTGAAATAACTAATAGCCATAAAAATCACTCACTAACTTGCTTCTTTCTCTCCTTTTTTCGCAACAAGACTTCTTTAACTCCTCAAGACTGTTAATCTCATCAATACAATCTCTCCTCATTAATCTTAATGTATTGATTGTATCTGTTATATTTTGTACTTCAACACTATCTGTACCATTCTGCATACGCTTAAATTCAATAGTTTCTAAAAGACTTGAAATTTTTTCTTCAATTCTTTTCTTTAATTCTTCCTGTTCTTGAATTTTACTATTTATTTCTTGCAAAGTTAATATCATATCTTACCACCTACTTTGCTTTTTCAGTTTTTTCCTCTTTTGCTTTTGCTACTTTAGTTTTTGTTTCAACAGTTTCACTATCATTACTTTTTAACTCTTTAAGTTCCTTTAACTCCTTTAAAATTTCAAGTAATGTTACTGTCTGTAAATATTCATAGGCTGTTTGGTTATTATCTTTTACGTGATTAGCAACAAACCCTGCAACATTTAAGCCATAAACATTAACTCCTTTTAATAAATCATTTAATTTTTCCATTAAATTTTCTCCTTATTTTTTATAGTATTCTAAAAGGCAGTAAAAGACGTGCTACTACCCTTTAGAATTAAGATATGTATAAATAAAAATATGACTATTCTTCTATCATAGCATTTAATACTGACACTCTTTGCACATATTTTCTAGTCAATATATCTAACCCTGCCTGTGTCATTAATCCATCTGTTTGTGGTCTGTTTCCACAATCAAGCCATAATCCTCTATATCTACCAGTTAAATGTACATCAATATCTCCAACTACTACTTTAACTTCTTTCAAGTTATGTTCATTAACACTTTCCCAAGCAAAATTTTCATCTTCATTGTCAACTCTTAACCCTTGAAATTCAGGATAAGGATTAATTACTTTAGTCAGTAATGCTCCAGTTTCAACACTATCATATACAGCAAAGAAAATAAAATCTTCAGGAATTACTGTATCTGCCTCTATGAAATGAATACCATTAATTTTTACACTAGGTATACCATTTTCTAAGAAATAATCCTTAGTTGGCTCATAAGAGTAAAATTTTGATAATGTATTAATTACATTGCTTGATGTAATCGCAACAATTTCTTTACCCTCATTATCTGTATAATTCAATAAGTATTTTCTTACATTGTCAACATCTTCAGGTGTTACCCCTAATTGCCCTGCTACTGTGCTTGGCTTAGCAATTGCTCTGTAATGGTTTCTTACAATAGAGTTCTTGCTACCTGCTGTTGCACTACTGTCAACGTTTGCCAACATAATACCATCTATCTTAACATTTCTTAGCAATCCAAAATTCTCATTGAACTGTCCTCCTGCTTTCGGTACTTGAAATATTGTTTTATAAAATAAAGCAGGATATACTTTTGTAACATAAGTAGAAATAACAACATCCATTGCTTTCACAAATTCAGGAATTATTGATATGTGATTTCTTTTAAATGTTTTTAACTCTAATTGAGTTGTATTCATTACTTTACTTTCTAAATCCAATACTCCCATTTCCCAAGTCATTTGTTTTGATTTAACTGGTACTGGGTCAGTATATGTACCTGCATTAAAGAATAATGCTTGAGTACCTAGACTAAAAGTTTCTTTATAATAATTTTTAGTATGTGTTCTTGTTCTTGTCATTTTTGTTAATAAATTTAAAAGCGGTGTAGTACCATTCAAGGCTTCCGTATTATTAATACCTGCTAATAGTCCTTCATAGTAATCCCCAACTTCAATGAAATTACTGAACTGTTTATGAATACCTTTATCCCCTAAATGTGTCGAACCAGTTGCTGGTATTCCTGCACCATCTTTAAATAATAAATATAAATTTTTCATTAATTCTTTTATCTCCTTATTATTAATTTTTTGTTACTGGTACGTTATATTTATTTGTATTGTTAGATAAATCCAACATAATTGTGTGTCTACTGTTTATATAACCAATAGGTGTATTAAATTCAGTCGAACTTGGCTTGTCAACTGTAATAGCACCATTCTTACCTAAATATACTGGCTTTCTTAAATCCTCAAGTTCAAATGTAGGATAAACTTGATTACCATTTGTATCATACCCTTCAACAATTAATCCCATTCTATCTATCATAGGCATTGATAAATGTTCTTCTGCTCTTGGCAATCTCTTATGAAATTCAACATCTCCTGCCAAGTGTCTGTTAGGCGACCCTGCATAAACAATTCCCATAGGAATTACATTTACATCTGTATTATCTGCAATGTGCCAAGTATTTCTATCTTGTCCTAAACATTTACCTTTTTTAACTGTCATAATCTTAAATAAATCAACACCATCAGTATACTGGTCATCAATGTAGTATTCTTCTGCCGTTGCAAAATGTTTTTCCTTAATATCACTTTGCATTTCTTGAATACCTGTAATTTTTAAATTTGTTATACTTGCTTTCAATTTAACTCTCCTTTAACTTTTCCCACTCTAATATAATTATTTTCTTACTCTAATACCATACTTAGATAAATCATAATTACTATATCTTGTATTATTTGTATTACTATCACTACTTGAAGTACCTACAACATTCTTACTTGTTATTTTAGTAGCCTTTTGTGTCTTTTGTAATACATCATAGGCTTCCTTTAATGTAGGACTGTCAATAAGATTTACAAACTCATTAACCTCATCAATATTATTAAATCCTTTACTTGCTCTCTTATCTAATGTTTCAATTAAATAAGGCTTTTCTTTTTTAATAGTTCCTAATTTTTCTTTAATACTGTCCTGTGCTTTTACTCTTTCAATCTCCTTTGTTTGAGTTTCAATAGTATTTTCAAGCACTCCTATTTTTGTCAATAAACTTTCATTTTCTTCTTTTAGTGCATTTTCTCTCTCCTCTGCACTCATAGAATTTAACTTAAATTTTTTATACTCCTCAAATTCTTTTACTGTTATACTAACTTTTTTTTCAGTTTTTTTAGTCTGTTTTTTAGGTTCAGGTTTAGGCTCACTTTTAGGCTCTTTATCTTCCTTTCCTTCTCCTATATCCTCTCCCTCTTTACTTTCATCTATTTCAGGTTCTTTAGGCTCTCCACCTTCTCCATCTTTAAACAAAAGATAAATAAATTTTTTAGTCATATTCTTACTCCTTATGTTTTCTTAAATCTATTATCTACACCACTACTTTGATTTTTTGTATCTATCTTAGCAGTTGTATTTTCTTTACTGTTGCTACCATTATTTTCTATTTTCTTAACATCAGTATTCTCTTTATTAATTTGTGAATTTTCTAATACTTCTTTTTGATTATTCATAATATCTTTAATCTGTTTTTCACTATATCCTTGTTCTTTTAAGTAATCTTGCATAGTTGTCAATCCTAATCCAATTTCCTGTGCAACAAGCAATAAATTGTCATATACATTTGCAGTAACAAGTATCTTAGGTATTTGTAGAAATACTTTATCTTTTTTACTTCTCTTATTATTATCTTTCAATAACAGTCCAAAGAAATTAGCAAACCCTTTCTTAATACTTGTCATATAATATTTATTCTTTACTTCTTGCTTAGTTCTAAACTGTGCTATTGCCTTACTACTGTCGCTACTACTCATCTTTTCCTGCAAAGTAGGTGGTATTAATCCAACAATTCTATAAAGAAAATCCATATAAAATATTAATTCTTTATTAAGACTTGATAAACTGTTTGTAATTTCAAATGACTTTACATTAGTTTCAGGTAAAAGTCTTGAGTGAAATCCTTTAAGTTTTTCAGGGGTTTCAATATGCACAATTCCACCAGGGTCAAGCACACTCCTATCTAAATCTAAATCTCCATTTATAACTACCCATCTAGGACTTCCTGCATTTCTGTTTGAACTCCTAATATCTGTTATAATCGTATTAGTATCTAATGTTGGGTCGATGTAGTCAACACTAGGAATTTCACTAAATTCACTATCTTCTCTTTTATACTTACCACTTATATGAATAATAGGTAACATATTACCCATTTCCTTTGTATTCATTACAATATTTTTATTATTAGCACTTTTAATATCCAAGTCAGTAACATCTAAATACTCAACATAATATCCATTAGTAAATATAATTAAATCTTCAACTTCTTTTCTAGTGTATATAGACTTCTCAATATCCAAAGTCTTAACTGTTCTTACATTCTTGTAAATATATTTTATGCTATCATCTTCAACAATAATATCCAACATATTTTCAGTTTTCAATTTAATAAATCTATGTTTCTTTAATTCTTCATCATAGTATATTTGATAAAAACAATCCCCTTTTAACTCCAATTCCTTAATAGTATCAATAGATACAGAAATCCAATCTATATCATCTAGTTCCTCTTTTAGATATTTAATCTCTTTATCACTTAATTCTTGCTTGGGGTCAAAATTATCCATTACAGGACATTGCATAGCAATATCTTCAACCAATGTTTTTATAAAGTTTATATATACAAAAGCCTTCTTAAAATTATCTTTGTAATCTATATCACAATTATCTTGGGCTTTCTTAGTAATCTTGTATTTAAACCAATGTTCAAAAGACCTGCCACTAATCAAGTCATCAATAACATTAATCTCAATATCCCTGTTAATGTTATTAAACATTCCATTACTGTTAAGTTTAGTAACCCAACTTAAATTATTAAAGCCAACTAAATTTACTCTTTGAGAACGTCTGTACTTATTGCTGTTACTAATAGGCAATAAAAAATTCTCTTCCAAATATCTGCTACTCAATTATTATTTCCACCCCCTTATGTTATGGAATTAAGTCTAAATATATTTTCATTCTCTCTATTTTTGTTATTCTTTTTTTATTTAATAAATTATTAACCATATCCCTTACTTTAAACTTATCTGCTCTCCATTCATAATTACTACCATCTTTAAACCATTCTTGATTTTGTATAGCAACATCTAAATATTGCAAACAGTAATGCAACATAGCAACAGAATTACAATGGTCATCTGTATTCCCCTTTGTTTGTAAATCTTTTCTGTCCTTGTATGCTTCATAAGTATATCCTGTGCTTGTTTCCTTTTTTACTAAAGTTTGCATTTCCTCATATAATTTTTCTGTTTCCCAGCAAGTCTTGACTAAAGGAAATTTTGTAAACCCATTATATAAACTGTCCTCCCATTCGCTAAACATAGTCTGTTTACTTTTGCTTGTATAGGTAAATGGTATAAGCATAGTCAATATACCTCTTTTATTCATTTCCTGTCTTAACAACTGAATAAAATGTAATTGCTGTGATGTACTATCCACCATACAAATATCAATAAGTTCTTCTTCTAAAATATCACAGATTGAATTTACCTTGTCAATAGGTGTCAACAGGTCATTCAAATTATTTTTATTCAAAGTTGTAATTCTTCTGACTGTACTATGATACAACCCCCTATTGTCTTGCCAAGCAGTTCCTCTACTTATTACAAAATAATCTCCTGTACTCGTAGCACTAATATCAATTCCTGCCACTCTATATACATTATATATACTTTCTTCTTCAAAACTATTATTCACAATATTAAACATATCGTGTTGTTTTATTATTTCCTTAGTTAAGAATAATCCATCAGTTTTACTAAATTCAAGATAATAATTCATTCTGTTTGTTATTGAGTGATGTCCTCCAGTAACGGCTATTTCACTTAAAGTTGTTTCCTTCATTATTTCTGCTTGTTCAGGATTTACTTTCTTAGCCAAAGAATAACACATTTTCCAGTCATAGAAATAGCAGTCTATCTTTGAATTTTCATTATACCTTGCTTCATATTTTTTCTGTAACAATGAATTAGGGCTTGTACTTGGTACTCCTATAAATATTTGAGTTCCACGTGTACTGTTTGAAAATGGCGATATTGAATTGTCAAACAAGTCATTATCACATTTACCACTTTCATCTATTGCTGTTATATGTGAAGTCAAACTGTCTTGTGAAGTTCCTAATGTTATAAAAAAACATTCACTATAAGGTAAATATTGCCCATCCACCTTAGCACTTATTTCTAATCTGTTTGAATTATTTACAAGTTTAGTATTTTTTCCATCCAATGCACTAACTAATTCAATATCTTTATACATTTCATTGTAAACTTCAATAGCAGTCTTAAAATAAGGTATAACTTCTTTTCTTAACTTATCAATAGTATCACTTTTGTAACTTCCTAATATTCCAGTAAATCTTTCGTGTATAAATTCAACATATTGACGTGCGAACACAACTAAAAACGGTAGCCATACTTTTATTGCTTCTGACTTACCTGTTTGTCTAGCCTGTACTGGTAAAATTTTTCTACCTTTCTTATTCATAATACTGTCAATAATCTTTAAACATACACTCCATTGATATGGAAATAACTCACGATATTTATATTTCTTTCTTACAACATCATAATATTGTCTACTTCTAATAACATATTCAATAAAAGTTTGATAATATTTTATATCTTCAATACTCTCAAAGTTGCCTGTTTTCTTATCAAAATTAATACCTATTGGGATTGTACCTTTTAATGTTTTTGCAAACACAACATTAGATATTGGGTCAATAAATATTTCATAATTTATTCCCATTGTTCAACCCCCTTATCTATTCTAACAACTTCGGTACTAACACCCTTTTGTTTAAAAGTATCTATATTCATAATATTATTTATTTGTTTCTTAATTTCAATAGAAATATTATTACTATTTTCTTTATTACTGTCTGATATTAAAGTTCCTTCTCTATATGTATCTACAAGTTTTAATCTAATATTGATAAAATCTTTTTTCCTTGCCAATAAATCACTATAAATTTTAAATTCATCTTTATCCATAGTTTTTAATTTTGAATATTCTAATATTTGCATATCCAAAGAAGATAATGTAACATCAATACTATCTTTTATTAAATCCTGTTCACTAAAAAACTTTATAAGGTCATTCTCCCTAAAAAATTCTACTTCCTTTTTATAGTATTCGATAAGTTCTTTATCTAACTTATCTATATTTTTAATTATTTCATCTATTTCTTCAATAGTCAATCCATATAATTTACCAACCTCCCTATATATAGAAAGACTGGATTTGTTCCTAGCATAGTTCTTTAATATTATTTTCTTAATGTCATTATCTAATAGTTCAACATTTACCAATGTTTTTACTTTTTCATTTTCCTTTTCCAATTCTACTATTTTTTGTCTTAACTGTGCATTTTCTTTTTCTAAACTTGATTTATCTTCCATTAATTCAGTTATCTTTAATTGTAAATTTTTTAAATTTTCCATAATTAATCTCCGTAAATCAGTTTTAAGGGCTTTCATTTTGTTAAATGATTAATTGGTAGCCTAACACATATCTCGTTCAATCTAGGTAGGTTTCCGATTGTTTTAGGAACATTTTTAGAATAAATAGTCTACAATATTTTCATCTCCATTGAAAATCATTTTTTCAAGTTTATTTTCAAATTCTAATTGATTATCTTTTTTAATAAACATATCAACCATAAATTTTAAATCATTTTCATTTAAGTTTGAATATCTTTCAATATTGAAATCATTGTCATTTAATTTCAACATAGCAAGATATTTTTTCTTATCATTCCAATCAATTTTATTTTTTATTTTTTCAATAATTATGTTTTCAGTAGATAAGTTCTTTTTATCCTTAGTCCAGTCGATATAACTTATTTTTTTTGAAATACGTTTAGTAATATTTCTATGATAATCATAAATAAATTTATCAGTCATCTCTCCAACAGGCTCAAACTTAGATAATCTTTTATACCAACTTTGAATTGTATTTGGAGAAATAGATTTACTATTACAGCCAATAGATTTTAAAAATTCAACATTCTTACATAATGAAAATTTTGTAACTTTTTCTCCCTTTTCATTTACTGAATAATTTAATAATTTATTTTTTAATGTCTTTCTGTCAACACTATATACTCTAGTTCCCATTTATTATAATCCCTTTCGTTTTATATGAGTACGTATTTAAAATAGTTGCAACAAAATACTAATTTTAGGGAACAACCTAAGTCTAGGTACTAGCCCCCTTATTACAAGTAAATTAATATATTATATACTCTTATTATACAATATAAGATATAAATATAAGATATATTAATTACTTTATAAATTGGGGATTGTACCTAAAGTTAAGGTTGTACCTTGACCTAGTTCCTAAATTTTTAATTTTTAATTAAAATTTAATTATTTATTAAATTAATCAAAACACAAAATTTCATTAATTCAATTAATGATTTAATATTTAAAGATATTTTTCATAAAATACTTAGGTACAACCCTAACTCTTGGTACAAACCGCAATCTATTTAGTTGTTAGTATATACTCTATATATCTATTAGTATATAATATATTAATCACTTTATAAATTGCTGTTGATACAAGTAAATAGGGTTGAACCTAAAGTTGTTAAAGAATAACTTGTTTAATAGGTAAATAAATTTTTTTCAAAAAACTATTGACAAATTATTAAAAATATGGTATTATATATAATAAAAGGGTTTGAAAAGATAACCTTAATAAAAATTAAATCATTGAAAAGGAGTGGTATATTATGCCAAGAAAAAAAATTATTAGAGAACTAAAATTTGAAAACAATAATATGAAAATTGAGTTTATAAATCAAGTAAATAAATTCGACTATGAAAAGAAATTAGCATACATAACATACAAAGGAGTTAAATGTATTCCTATGTATACATTTACTTTTTTCACATTGGATGAAGAAAGCAAGGTTGAAAAGAATAATAAATATTCGCAAAGAAATGACAGACTAAGAAAGAATATTGAGTGCCTATTGAGAAATCAAGATAACGAATATACAAGAACTCTTGAAGAAAACATTGACTATTTTATAATTTCAAAAGATGAGAATATTGATGACTGGCAAGTTTACACAGATGGACTTAATGCTTGTTATAAAGAAAATGTAGGAAAGCCATTTAAAAATGGAAATGCAAGTAAGGTAGCATACCTTTTCACTTTGGAAGGTGCAAGATTAATGCTATCTAATTTTAAGTTTGCAAGGGATTATGATGGAGAAGTCAAGAATGACAAATATTCAAAACAGATAAGAGATAGAGCAATATATTTTACGAAAACTGAAGAACTAATTAAAAAAGTTTTTGATGTTGATATTGATTGCCATACTTGGTTTTACTTGAATGGTAAACAGTTGGAAGATTTTCAGAACTTGAGAATTGAAACTATTGCTAATATATTAATTCTTAACAAGCAATACTATGATGAAGATGACAATTATAGATATGCCTTTGGTATGACAAAATGTGAACAAAGTCAAAGAGATAAGGAATTACAGAAAATCGTTGAATATCATATTGACGATACATTTGGACACGGAGAAAAATTGTCATACAAATGTATCAATTACACTTCCTATCTTGCAATGAAACAGTTATACAAAGAAATTAAGGAAGCAACTATAAACATTAAGACAGAAAAATACAACAAAAAACAGTTTATATTGAACCTTGTAAAGATATATAAGCCACTTAAAAGTGTTATAAACTACGGTGGTGGTAGAGTTTATGAACAGTATTTGGTAAACAAGAAATATAATATAGAAGATAAGAATACTTTTAGTGTTGTAGGAAAATCACTTTTTTTAAAAGGACAGGATAAAGAATTTAAGTCTAACACACTTAGATATAAAATAAAAAAGTTTAAAAACCACTCTATTGAAGTGCTAGAAAACAATATGAGAGGTATTAAGGAAGTTGACAAGGAATACTTGGGTAAAGTTTATGACAACTGTTACATAACTACATACTTGAATAAGTTAAAGGAATATCAAGGATTGTTAAGAGAATATTATTCATTGAAATATGATGTTTATTTTAATAAGGATAAAAATAGAAATCTAATAGGATTTTCTTATATGAAATTTCTAAAAAACGAACTAAAATATGGATTTAACTATACACAACAATTTGATGAATATTGCAAATATGAGCAAGGTATGGAAGTTGTTGAGGAATATGAAAGTAACATTAAAAAATACAAAAGAGAAGTCAAGTTTGAATTACTTGAGTTAAGAAACAAGAAGATTAAACTTGAAAATACATTAATTCAAATGTCTGTTTACTTAAAAGAATTTTTAGAAGAAGGAGCATTTATTAATCTAAGGATGAAAAATAAAAATGATGTTGCTGACTTAGGTAATTTAATGAATATTGATACAGATAATTGGGTTAGCAATATCTATATGGAAGATAATGGTACTATGAAAATATCAAATGGTAGTAAGGTAATTAAAACAAGACATAAGAATAAATTGTTAGAAATGTAGGTATTGAAATTATGAAAATATATAGAAATGTAAAAATATTCAGCAATAATATAGATGAAGTAATTGAATACCTTGAAAATGGAAATAAAAATCCTACACTTATAATTACAAAATTACCTGAATTTAAGAAAGAAAATGATGATTTAGGTAGAATAGCAACCACAAGTATGTTATTAGAAAGTATTGAAAATAACAGAAATGAAAACTTGTTGAGAAGATTATTCAATGTTTGTAATGATAATTGTCATTGCTATATATTTACAGATAAAGATAAATTAAATATTGATTATAAATATATGATTAAAGCAGGTTTTATATTTCAAGATATTGTTGTATTTAGAACAAAAGTTGAAAGTAAGAAGAATAGATTGTTTAAAAATGGGTTAGGTTACATATTGTTTTTTACAAAGGAAAGTAATTACTTTTATATAAGAAGTTTGAATAAGATAAATAAAAAAGAGCCTATTAACTTTATTGAATTAGACTTGGTAAGTTATGATAGAGATTATCCAAAGAAAATAGTTGATAGAATTATATCATTATCAAGATTAGATAAGTTAGATGAGAATTTAATAGTTGATTTGCAAAGTGAAACTGGTATAGTACCAAAGGTTGCATTAGAAAATGGTATGGAATGTATATGCTTGAGTATTGGTAGGTTTGTAAATAGAAAATTAGCAACATATTTAACAGGTATAAATAACAAAAAGAAAAATAATGAAATAAAAGTTAAAAAGAATTATAAGGAAAAGAATGAAAAGATTAGCAAGTCTATGAAAAAGACTTTATTAAAGAACAGTATTAAAAAGATTAAAGAAAATAAGGAGTGATTTAAAATGAAATGTAAGATAAAACTTATTGTAGCATTTGATGAAAAATATTACATTGGTAAGGATAACAAGTTATTATGGAATATTCCTGATGATTTACAGTTGTTTAAAAACAAGACTAAAGGTAAGATAATTATTATGGGTAGAAATACTTATGAAAGTATAGGAAAACCTTTAAAGGACAGATATAACATTATATTATCAAATGATAAGGAATTTTATGAAAAAATACATTTAAAGGAAGCCTTTAGTGATAATATGAGGGTATTCAATGATATAAATAAATTACTTGAATGGTTAAATGATTTAGATAAAAATGATGAAGTGTTTGTCATAGGTGGTAGGTCTTTATACAAGCAATTCTTGGATATGGATTTAATTGATGAGATGTATATTTCCCATATAGGTGGGAATTATAAGGGGAATATTAAATTTCCAAAAGTAGATTGGAAGAAATGGAAAGTAGTTAAAAGAAAAATTTATGATAAATTTATTTTCAAAAAATATAAAAAGATACTTGACAAGTAAATAATTATATGTTATATTAATATTGAGAATAAATAAAATAAAGGAGAAATAATATGGAAAGTGAACTAAAAATAATTGATGAAAGAGAATTGTTAGGAAAACAATTCAAAATATATGGAGATTTAGAAAATCCATTATTCTCAGCAAAGGATGTTGCAGAATGGATTGATTATTCAAAAAGTGGAAATGGTAGTTATAATTTAACAAATATGTTAAAGAGTGTAGATGAAGATGAAAAGCTGGTACTAAAATTTTTAGTCGCAGGTCAAATGAGAGATACATATTTTCTAACAGAAGATGGTTTATATGAAGTTTTAATGCAAAG